GGAAATTGATAGGATTGCCGTCTGATTATTCGTTTATTGATAGAATCCTAGACACAAGATGTTTAGCGATGGCCATTGCAAAGCAAATTCCAATTCAGTCTGATGACCTAATCAGTTGGCAATATAGACTTTTAAATCACCGAGATAAGAAAGTAAAAGCCTCCCAATCAGCCCTACTTAAAAAATATGACATTGCTTTTGACGAAAAGCGCTTGCACGATGCCTCATACGATTGCGAAATGACATATAGAATATTTAAAAAACAACTCTTTGATATTGAAATCTAAAATGGCAACTAAATTTTCTGAAAACTATAAGGAGTATGATCGGCCTTTTCCGATTGGAGTTAAGCTCCCTTCAATTTTTATTGAGGAAAAATACTGGGGAGATCTGGGCTTTTCTGAAAAACCAACTAATCTTGCTTTTTTAAAAGCTCTCTGCTGGAAGGGCATTAAAGAGAAAAAGATAAATCTTCTAGAGAATAAGGGAGAATATTATTCTAGGGTTTCGAGCGAATTAGAAATTCTTTTTGATCTTGGATTTATAGATTATATCTTATTAAATTGGGATATTATAAATTTTTGTCATGAGAATAAAATACCAACAGGAGCTGGGAGAGGATCTGCCGCAGGAAGCTTAGTTCTATATCTAATCAAAGTTACCAATATTGACCCAATTAAATATGATTTATTCTTCGAAAGATTTGTATCGAAAAGTCGAGCAAAAAAAATTGAGGACAATGGGGAAATCTATCTCGATGGGTCACTTCTCGCTGATGTCGATAACGATATTAGTTATGACCGTAGAGCAGAAGTCATTGAGTATATTAACAATAAATACAAAGGAAGAGCTTGCAAGATATTAACTTTAAACACTCTCAGCAGCAAACTTTGTATCAAAGAGTGTGGAAAAATCGTAGACGAGCTTTCGGAAAGCCAAGTGAACGAAATTAGTGATTCTATTCCTAAGAAATTTGGAAAGGTTGCCAAATTAGCTGCTGCTTTTGAGGAAAGCGAAATATTCAAGAAATATGCAAATCAATACCCATCGTCTTATGATATCGCAAAAAAACTTGAAGGCTTAAATAAAAACACAGGAGTCCATCCGTCAGGAATTTGTATTAGTTATTATGACGTAGAAGACATCATGCCTTTGCAAAAAACAAGCGATGGATCACTTATATCTGGATACGATATGAATGATGTCGCAAGTCTTAGCGTCAAATTCGATATTCTAGGTTTAAGAACATTATCTGTTGTTCATGCCGTCTGCGAACAATTAGGAATCAAAGCAGATGAAATTGACGTAAAAGACCCAACAATCTATTCCGCACTTGCTTGCTTGGAGCAACCGCAAGGATTGTTTCAAATCGAAGCTGATACCAACTTTAAAGTATGCAAACTAATCCGTCCTAGAAATCTAGAGGAGCTTTCTGCCGTCGTAGCTATCGCTAGACCTGGGGCTTTAGACTTCAAAGATAGATATGCTGATTATGTTAGAACAGGAGATTTCCAATCTGTTCATCCATTTTTTGATGATGTTTTGAGCTATACAGGAGGAATCCCTCTTTATCAAGAACAGTTAATGAAAATGGCTGTTAAAGTAGGATTTTCATTAGATGAATCAGAACAGCTTCGCCGCATCGTAGGCAAGAAAAAAGTAGACCAGATGGTTGCTTGGAAAGATAAAATTTCCCAGAAAATTTCTGAAAATAATTTAGATCCAGTGATTGGAGAAATCTTATGGAAAGTTGCTGAAGATTCAGCCAACTATTCTTTTAATAAGAGCCACAGTATTTCATACGCCAACTTAGCGGCGATAACGATCTATTTAAAATTTAATTATCCGCAAGAGTTCTTTTTGAATCTCATGAAATTTGCTCAGTTTGAGCCAGATCCTTTACAAGAAATTCATAAGATTTCTCAAGAACTATCGTTCTTCGACATTAAACTTCTTCCTCCCGATCTAAACAAGTCAGATATTGATTTTAAAATAGAGGGCAAAAACATCCGTTATGGATTAAATTGCATCAAAGGAGTGTCGAGCAGATCCTTAGAGGCTCTTTTGGATTTTAGAGAAGAGTCCTTTTCTAATAAATACGAAGCATTCATGGCGGCAAAACAATCTGGCCTTAATATCGGATGTTTATCAGCCCTGATTCAAGCGGGACTCTTAGACTCTTTGGTTGATAAGGATAGATGCAGACTCGTCTTAGAAGCTCAAACGTTTAATATCTTAAGCGACAAAGAAAAAAGGAATATCGTTCAATTTGGAAACAAGTTTAATTACGACTTATTACAGTGCATTTACGAGTGTCAAAAAGACTCTTTGTTAGGCGACGACAGCAAGCCTATTTTTTCTGCGAAAAGGTTTGTTACATTTAAATCTAAATATGATCCATATAAAAAGATCTACGAAATGAATAAAAAACACATGAAGTTCGCTAACTGGTTTTTTGAATCAGAGCTTCTGGGTTATAGTTATTCTTACAACGTAAGACAGATTTTCAAAGATCACGAATCAAGCGGCTTTTATTCGGCGCAACAAATTAAAGAGCTTGAAATGAACAAACCAATAAAGTTTGTTGGAACAATATCCGATATAATGAAGAAAACAAGTGCATCTGGAAATAAATATGCAAGAATAGAGATGCAAGACGAATTAGGTTCAGCTTGCGGCTTATTTATGGACAGCGGCAATAGAGCTAAATTAACAGAATACTTAGACTCTGGAAAAAAACTGCCAATCAAAGGCGATGTCATTATTGTTTTTGGCTCAAAAGGAGACGATATTATTTTTGTTGACAAAATAGAGGTTTTGCAGGAAAAGATATACATGAAACTCTCCCAACTTAAATAAGAATAAAAACATGACAGAAACCAAAAGTCCAAACTTGACGCCAAGAGCAAAAAAAGCATTTAAACGCGCTAAAGAATTTGCGGTAGATAATTATCATATGGATATAGATAGCGCCCATCTTTTTTATGGATGCTTGAGCAATTTATCAGAAGATTTAGTTTTAACATTAGAGAATAACGAGATAAGTTCGTCTCCTCTCGACTACAAAGACTTACTGCTTAAGTTTTTTGATAAAAATCCAAAAGACTACAAGAAAGACTTCGAACAGGATTTTAAAAGAGAAGAAATTGACAAAATAATTTCTTACGCCCAAAAACTATCGGAAATTTATGAACATGATTACATTGGGATAGAGCACCTTACTTATGCAACTTTAGAAAATTCGGAAAAGCTTTGTTCTTTTCTAACTAAAGAAAAAATCGATGTTGAAAATTTCAAGGCGCTGATTAAAAAAAATATAGAAAATATTTTAATGCCCTCCCAAAAGAAGGAAAAAGTTTCCGAGGAAAAGCCTCACCAGACAGCAAGCGTCAACGAAAGAAAAAAAATAAAACCTTTGGAGCTATATTGTTCTCTTTTAAATGAAGACGCAATAGCTGGAAAATTTAATAAGATTTCTGGAAGAGACAAGGAGATAGATGAGCTTATAGAAATCATTTCTAAAAGATCAAAAAGTAACGCAGTTTTAATAGGAGAAAGCGGAGTTGGCAAGACGGCCATTGTAGAAGGTCTTGCTCAGAGGATTGTCTCTCAGAACGTTCCGTCAAACCTGCTTTCTTTGCAGATATATAGTGTCGATTTAACCTCAATGATCTCTGGAACGAAGTATCGTGGCGAATTTGAAGAAAGACTCAAGCAATTAATAAGTGTGGCATCAAAATATGAAAACATTGTTTTATTCTTTGACGAAATCCATAATATTATTGGAGCAGGAAGCAACGCTGGAACCCTTGATGCCGCGAACATTTTGAAACCAGCATTAGCCAGAGGAGAATTAAAATGCATAGGAGCTACAACAGCGAGCGAATACAAAAAATATTTTGAAAAAGATAGCGCAATAAAAAGAAGATTTGATCCTATTTTTGTCAGCGTTCCATCTGCCGAAAAAACAAAAGAGATCGTGTCTAATTGCATTGACTATTACGAGTCTTTCCACAACGTTAAATACGAGTCTGAGATTATTCAAATGATTGTTAACTTATGCGAAAAATATATTCCACATAAGAATTTTCCAGACAAAGCTTTCGATATGATCGATTCTATTGGAGCGAAGGTCAAAATTAAAAACAGACAAATTCCAGAAGAGATAAAAAGCCTTCAAGCTTATTTGCTTGAAACATTATATGCATTAGATGACGAAGTAAATCCAGAAGAAGACGAATATTGTAAAAATTTATTAGTTCAATACGTCGCCGCAATGGGAGAATTTAATGAGTATGTCAAAAATCAAGTTTTTGAAATTACAAAAAGCGATGTTGTCGAAGTATTTTCAGAAAAGACAAGCCTATCAAAAGAATCGATATCAACAGACAATAGCGAATTTTTACACTTTCAAAAAAACATAGAACAGGAAGTGTTTGGTCAATCTGAAAACATTAAAGAAATAACAGACATTCTATCTTGTGCAAAGGTCGGATTAAACGACAACAACAAACCTCTTGCAAGTTTATTTTTTGTTGGACCAACGAGCGTGGGCAAAACTCATACTGCAAAAAAAATAGCTAAATACTTTTTTGGAAACGAACAATCCTTCATCCAGATTAATATGAGCGAATACCAAGATAAGTCAGGAATAAATAAGCTTATTGGAGCGAGCGTTGGCTATATTGGATCTGATCAAGGGGGGATTCTAACAGAGTTCGTAAAAAACAATCCCAATTGTGTTGTCTTGTTTGATGAAGCTGAGAAATGCGACCCTGATATTCTCAATTTATTGCTTCATCTTTTAGACGAAGGATACGTCAACGACAATCTCAACAATAAAATATCTTTCAATAAGTCAATCGTTATTTTTACAAGTAATGTTGGACACGAAAACAAAGATAAGGTTTCGATGGGGTTTGTTAATGATTTTGTTCCTCAATCAGACGTTTATAGAGAAGCTATTAAAAGACATCTAAAACCAGAATTCATTGCTAGAGTTGATGCTATTTTGGTTTTTAACGAACTCAAAGATAAAGAATATCAAAAAATCATCAGCAAAGAAATATCTGAAATTGAGAATAAACTAAAACAACAAAACATTAAGATATCTTTTGGCGATGGCGTTGTGGAATTTATTTTAAATTCATTAAAAATAGAGAAGCTTCACGCCAGAAACATAAAAGAGATTGTAAAGTCAAAAATTCAGATCCCAATATCGAAATTTATCATTCAAAATCCAGAAAAGTCAGATTTTTCTGTAAATTTTGTTGACAATACCATCAATATCCATTAAGATACCCTCATATGAAAAACAAACAACAAAATAGTAAGGTGCTTCCATTGATCCGTAATAGTGCGGGACGTTTTTTCGGTCTTTATACCGCAAATCACCGCCCAGCAATTAATGCTCAATTCCGAAGCGAAACTCCATCGTATATTAAGGTATATGATCGTAACGCCAGAACTAATGTAAAGTTGGCCAAGACGAATATTCTTGGAGTTAGCTTTGCTGGAAAGGTTTTTGGAGAAGCTTATTAACTTTTTTGTAGGTAGTTGGCGATCAAAACCCCTGTTGAAAAACAGGGGTTTTTTGTTATCATTAAACAATGAATCTTTCTAATTTATTTCAGAATAAGGCTTATGTAATTCCAGAACACTTAGCTGGAGAAGATAGCGAAATAAAATTGGTTTCCATTTTGCTAAAAAGCTTAGATCCTCCAATTTTTGGGGAAAACATAAAATTTCTTTCTGAAACAGAAGATTATGACGTATATAAATACAGCGAAGCAGGATTCGATTTTCGTATTAAAATATCCTTAGACCCCAAGTGTGAAAAAATAAACAGAGAGAGTTTGATTCTTAATGGAATAAATCCCCTAATAAGAGCTAAATACATAAAAGATGGAGTGGTAAAAATCGGTGACGAATTGAGATACATTATAACTTCAAACGAAAACGCCGAAAACCTTAGCGACTTAGGCTTATCTTATTTTACAGAAAACTTTGCAAGTTTTTGTGAGTCTTATTCTTTGATGCAGCAGTCTCAAAATCCGCCATTTTCATACAAAGAATATTTAGAAGAATCTTTTGGAGCGCTATTATCAAAAAATTTCACCGAAGACTCTATAGAAAGTATTAAAAATTATACTGATTTTAAATTAATTAGCGAAATAATAGAAAGAATGGAGGGCGAGCTACTGGAGTCTTGTAATAACGATCTGATTAGCAAAGGGTTTGTTTGTCACGGAAATCTGAATAGAGAAAATATTATTTCAAAAAATGGGCTATTTAAATTTATAAATTTTGACCATAGCCATAGATCTCATTGTTTTTTAGATTTAAACGACATCTTTATAGAACTTGGAGTTCCAGAAGAAATGGAGTTTGGCTTGCTGAGTGTCTTTTGCTCTCACATGAATATTACCTTAGACAAAGAAGCCTTAAAGTTATATAAAAAATGTCAACAAGCGTCTCTTATGAAAAAAGGACTGGAATTAGTTATTGGATATCTAAAAGAAGTATATTTATACGGCTCCAGAAGAGTATCTGAGATCGTCAATATCTCTGACCGATTTTCTCTATCATATGACCGATATATGAGTATTCCTCATTTTAAAAATAACGAAAAATTTATTTTAAAAACAATAACTGAGCCAATTTTAAATCAAAAAGCTTAATGGATTTTTATTCATGTTTGTATATAATATTTTATGAAATTATATAAGCCTAATTCAAGCAATACAGGGTCTGCTTTCGGGTTCCAATTAGGAACGGGTTCTAAAAACAAAGAGCCATCTGTTTTTATGACAGCAATTCAGCAGTTTGCGTGGAACGAAAAGACAAAAAATGGATCTTTCACGGAAAATGCAAAGAATCCAGAGAAGTCTATCTCTTTAAAGCTTAACGAAATCGAATTAGGAGGCTTTATTTATGCCATCGAACAATACACGGAATTTTCGGCATTTCATACTTATGAAGATAACAAAACAACCATCTCTTTTAAGCCTTATACAAAAAAAGACGGCAAAAAAGCTTTTTCATTCACCATTACCAGAAACTCGGCCAATAAATTTGGCATGGGCGTTGAAATGTCAGAAGCTTATGCCTTACGCCAGTTTTTTAAATTCGCATTAAACGAAATTTATAAGGAAAGACAGAGCGCAAATGACAAATAAGAAAAAAACAGTCGTCCTGCAATCTAATTTTTGCAAGGCTTTTACTGGTTTTGGGAAAAACAAGAAAAACATTCTAAGATATCTTTTTTCTACAGGCAAATATAATATTATAGAAGCGGCGAATGGAGTAGGTTTTGATGATCCGATAACGAAGACCGTTCCGTGGCAATGTTACGGAACTATGCCGTCGATGCAAGTCTACAACCAGCTTGGACCAGATCAACAAAGAGCCGCCGTATATGGATCTATTGTAATAGATGATATTATTAAACTAACCAAGCCAGATTTTTACATAGGGATAGAAGACATTTGGGCCTTTTCTGATTTTGATAAAAAACCTTGGTGGAACAAAATTAATTGCGCCATTTGGACGACATTAGACAGTCTTCCACTGCTACAACAAGCAGTAGATTTTGCCCCAAAAGTTAAGAATTATTTTGTATGGGCATCATTTGCAGAAAAAGCTTTTAATAAACTAGGATATAATCACATCAAAACCCTAAGAGGAGCAGTAGATACTCAAAACTTTTTTAGACTTGAAGATGAACAAAGACAAGGCTTAAGAAGCAAGCATAATATTTCGCAAGACACTTTTATAGTAGGATTTGTCTTTAGAAATCAATTAAGGAAATCCGTCCCTAATCTTTTGGACGGATTTAAAAAGTTCAAAAACGAGAATCCAGAAATAAAAACTAAATTATTGCTTCATACTCATTGGGGAGAGGGTTGGAATATCCCCGAATTTTTGAGAGAAAAAGAGATAAGTCCAGAGGATGTTTTAACAACTTATTTTTGTTCTAAGTGCCACTCTTATGAAGTTAGGCCCTTTACTGGTCAAGAACAAAACTGCCCTAGTTGCGGATCATCAAAAACAGTAAACACAACGAACGTATCTTTTGGCGTTTCAGAAAAGCAGTTAAATGAGGTTTATAACCTAATGGATGTGTATTGCCACCCTTTTACAAGCGGAGGGCAAGAGATTCCAATTCAAGAAGCAAAATTAACAGAACTAATTACTCTGGTTACGGATTACTCATGCGGAGAAGACAATTGCACTTTGGAAAGCGGCGGAATTGGTCTTCAGTGGAGCGAATACCGTGAACCTGGGACTCAATTCATAAAAGCATCTACAAGCCCTGACAGTATAGCTGCCGAGCTTTTATATGTCTATAAAATGAGCCAAGAAAGCAAAAGAAGTGTGGAAAAAGCCGCAAGACAGTGGGTTATTGATAATTTCTCAATCGAGGTTATTGGTAAAAAATTAGAAGAGCTTATTGACAATTCCCCACCCGTAGATTTTGATTTTGAAAACCAATCGGTTTCTTACGATGAAAACTACCAACCAAAAGAGAACTCTCAAGTTGATGAATTTATAATAGATCTTCACAAAAACTTTTTAAATGAAGACGTAGACAAAAACTCAAGCGTATTTAAAATGTGGGCCAGTAGGATCTTTAATAAAGAAATAAGCGCGGGGCAAATGGTAGATCAATTTAGAGGACAAGCAAGATCTTTGAATTCTAAAAAAACAAGCGTAAGCTTTGGGGATCTTCTTGGGAAGGAAGACGAAGGGAAAAGGATCGCCGTTATTATACCTCAATCAGATACAGATGTATTATTGATCAATTCTTTAATGAAAAATTTAAAGAAACAATATCCGCTATACAACATCTATGTATTCACCCGTCGAGAATACTTTTCACTAATAGAGGATAGTCCATTCGTTTTTAAGGTGATGGAGTATTCAGAATCTTTAGAAAACGTTTTAATCCTAGAAGGAGGCGGGGAACATAAAGGCTATTTTGAAATGGCATTTTATCCTCACACGACAACTCAAAAAAATATTTGTTATCTACATAACGGATTAAACAAGCATCAATTTAAATTAATAGAATAACATGTCTCACGTTTTAGAAGAATACGCAAAAAACCTTGGGGTTTTAATTTCAAAACCAACAGTGTGTGAACACTTCTTTCCGATTCCTGAAGGAAAATACATAACCATTTTTCTTGAAGAAAGAATCCCGTCAAAAATGTATAAAAACTTTGACTTGGTTATCAATTTAATCCACCCTTTTCTAAAAGAAAAAGATATAAAAATAATTCAAATAGATAGAGGAGGACAATCTATAAATGGAGTTGACAAGGTTTTAGGAGGGCTTTCGTTTAAACAATACGCTAATGTTCTATCAGGCTCATTACTGCATATCGGCGTTGACAACGTATATTCTCATTATGCAAGTAGCAAAAATATTCCCCTAGTCACTTTATTCGGAAACACTTACCCAAGCATAAGCAATGGTTATTGGTCGAAAAACGACAAAAAGAAGGATATCGCCGCCCCTTGGGACGTTAAGCCCTGCTTAAATTTGCAAGACCCGAAATCAGAAATAAACAAAATAAAACCCGAAATCGTATCTCAAGCCATTTTGGATTTACTTAAGATTCCTAAAAAACTTTTATTTAAAACAATTAGTATTGGGAAATTATTCGACACCCAAATAACAGAAGTCGTTCCTATTTCTTTTTCCCCGATTCCTCTTAAAGAGGGCGAGATTCTTTTTTTAAGGACAGACAAGGGATACGACCAAGAGGCTTTTATTAAATATTGCCAGAATTATAAGGTAAGCATTATAGCCAATAAATTGATACAGCCATCTCACTTAGAAAAAATTAAAGAAAACATTAAAAAAATATCCGTCTTTATAGATAAAGATTTTGGAGAAATTCCTGATAAATATTTTGAAATATTAAAAATATGGGGAATAGAATTTGAAATCTTCACCCAAAAAGAAGAAGATTTGCCACCTCTTAGAAACAAATATTTTGATCAAGTGGTTAGTTTTTACGAAACTAAGATTAAAAAACCAGAGGACGTTTCTGATAAGTGCTTTTTTCTTTCAAATAAAAGAGTTTTTGCTGACGGAGTAGAGTATCCAAGCTTGGCTCATTGGAAATGTGGATTAAAAAGTGTTGACATTAGTATGGAGATACTGCATACTCCTGAATATTGGGAAGAACAAGCCCATTTTTATTTTTATGAGCAAAGTTAAAAAACAACCAGAAACAGAAGGTATTCAGCCTACCAACGAAGACGATCTTTATACAGAAATTGATTCTACGGTTTATCAAGAAGAATCATCAACCCCGCCTGTAGATTTTATTGGAAAATATAAAAGAAATGAGCATGGACTAATTGATAGTGTCTTATACCAGTTCAATGAAGACGGATCAGTTGATTGGCGGAAAATGGTTAAAGACGAATTCCTCTATCCAAATAAAGGTTTTTTTGAATGCCGAAAACAACCAGTTCCAACCTCCATTGAGGGTTTAAAAGATAATCAGCTTTTGATTATGCTCGCAGGGATTAAAGAGTTGGCCAAATTGAGAGGATTCACTGGCGTTTCATACGAAGTGAACCATGTAAGCGAAAGCTATGTGGTAGCAAAATGCTCTATTAATTGGATCTGCAATTATGAAACCGAAAATGCCTATGGAGTTGGAGTGACTTATGAAGACGTAGCTAATGCAACTTTAGCGAACACTGATGATTTTTGCGCCAAATTTCTTGAAACTATTGCTTGTAACAGAGCTTTTGTAAGATGCGTTCGCAATTTCCTAAACGTTCATATTGTTGGCGCAGACGAAATTGATAAGTCGAAAAGCCCTTCAAACTCTAGTTCAGAGTCGATTGAATCAACAGGCTACGATAATAACACCGTGCCAGTTACCCCGACAGGCATCCTAGAAAAAACACTTCGCGAAAAACATGGCGTAGTCGATTTTGAAGGAGCGAAAGTCATCTTTAGAAAATTATGGGCAGCCAATGAGTATAGGGGTGAGGGAGTAAAAGTGTGGAAAGATTTCTCAGATATCCCCGCAAAAGAAGCGAGAATTCTTCTCCCCCTTGTTAATAAGAAATGATTAAAAGAATATTAGACCCTGAAGATTTCAAAGTATTGATTTCAGATATTTCTGATCTTTTCGAATACGAAAATGAGAACGAGGGGCATTTCTTTCTAAAGCATAGCAAGGAGACAATCATTAATAGCTTCTCAAACAAGCATATTCTGGCGTGGGATATGTTTGTTTGGGGAAACCACAACGGGACAAGTTATGACGCTATTATTATGATATATAACGACAAGAGCGCCAAGTTTAACGAGAAGATATTCTCAGAATATCTTTGGTTGTCAAAGAATCCAAAAGCTGGCTTTAGATTATTCAAAGAAGCCATTAAATTTGCTAGACAAAATAAATTTAAATACATGACAATGAACACGGTTGTAAAACATCCAAAATCTGAAAAAGTGATGGACTTTTACAATAAAATGGGCTTTATTAGAGACACAGAAACATTTATCACACAATTATGAACAACAAACAAGCAAAGAAAATTAGAAAAATCGCAGGAGATTTGAGTGATCCAACAATCCGTAGAGTTTATCGAAGAATCAAAAAACAATTCACAAAAGTCCCATCTAGCAGCAAAGCATTATTTCTTGATATGTTTGCAGAGACACTAAATGGAAAATAATTGGGCCAATAAAAAAGTTGGAGCCTTCTGGATTAAAAAAACAAAAGCCAACAAACAATATCTATCTGGGTCAATAGAGATCAAGCTAAAGGACGGAACCTCTCAAAAGGTAAATATATCTATTTTTAAAAACGATTTTAAAAAAAACAATAATCCTGACTTTAATGCTTATGAAATGACGGTTCTATAAATCTTATAATATCCCGTTTCATAACCCGCTTCTAAATCTACGCGATACTGAAAAAAAGACGGGTCGGATTCTACAGCGCTAAATGCGGCATGATCATTGCCTACTGCCGAAGCAATATTAACAAGTTCAGCCGAAGATCCATAGCTTTGAACAAGGTGATTAGCAGAATAAGAGGCTCCATTCTTATATATGATTTGAGTCAGATAGGTTCTGGTGCTGTTTCCATTACCAGTCACTCCATCAACAATTATTCCACTCTTTGGCCAAGAGTCTAAAACAAAAACAGAACTCGTAGGAATGGCTCCTGTAAGAAGATCTGTAGTCACGAATGAATCTCCATTTGTTACTTTTAGTATTTCTGTAGAAAAGCTGGACGGCACTTCTGGGGGAGTCTTCATGGAATAAGGGCCAACTTCCCAAGCATACCCACTCCCCAAAGCGCCAAAAGGAACCACCTTAAACCAATAATTCAAGTCCGAAGCTATAGTTTGAGGATCTAAATAAAAGGAGCATCGCCCGTCCTGAGTTAAAACAGGAGCAGTTTTGACTAGGTTATTAGCAGACAGGCTTTGTCCAGATCCAGTAAAGGCATAAATATCTAGCTTGTCTGCTTTTGCATAAGCAAGGTCATTATAAAAACTGATGTCAAAATTAATTTTACTTTCAACAGGATCTCCTATTTGAGGTTTGCCCGCGCCAAGCAATTGATCAGGGATTCTATATTGAACTTGTTTGATCAACTGGTTTCCAGTGGACCCGCTTCCACTATAGTAAAATTTAACATCATAAATTCCCGTTGATGGATAAACATGCCCCGTAGAAAACGAGTATGTTTTTCCATTGATTCCAGTAGGACTAATTAAATCTTGCAACAAGACGTCCGAAACGTTAGTGTTCGTCTGTATTGTTCCGACGATGCCAGAAAAGCCGCCAGTAGTCCCTGTTTGAATAAATACAGTGCCAGTTTGTGAGTTTCCCCAATCAATTTGAAGACTCTCCCCACTAAGCCTAGCAAACGCCAAATCTCCAGATATATAAGACCTAAAACCGCTGAGTGTATTGGTTATCTTTGGAAAATACAAAGCATTTCCAAAAACACTTTGGCCATCCGACATAACCCCAGATCTCGAAGAAGGAGAGTAAGACTGATATCCAATTGGTTGATTATTTAACCAGACTCCAGAATAATCATTTACAGAGACGGCTTCAATTTGAAGATTGTTTCCATATACATAGTATTCGCTAGAATGAATATTTGCGTTAGAACTTAAAGTTGATACCCTTATTCCAAAATTAGGAGTATAAGTTCCGAAAACTTCAATATTTTGCTGTTCAGAAAAAGAGAATTTATTATTAAATGAATTTGTTACATAATTTCCAGAAACTAGATTCCCAGAAATATCTAAAATATCCACATCGACACTTTGAACAAATGGGTTTTCTAAAAGGGCGCTTTCGGAAGATAAAGTATTTAATTGGCGATCAGCGACTTCAAAAGAAAAATTAACGTCTTTATACTTGTGAACAGCCTTGCCAGTAGCTAAAGCCGTTAAATCTCCAGTATTTACATCGAAAATTGGATCAAATTCGTAAACAGGATATTCTATATAAGGATAGTAAGGGTATATAGGATTTTTTATATTTAAGGTCTTGATTAAAGATCTACTAACGCCACTAGCGTCTATATAAGGAGTTCCGCTATAAATAATTTCGCTATACTCAACGCCTTGGCAGTCCCACTCCAACATGATAGGCCATATATTGCCAGTTGGCATCGCATACATCCAATCAGCGAAGCAGTATATGTCGGAATATCCACTTACCGCCCCATTTAAATTGGCATTGAATAAATCTACCGTAATTCTTTGTTGTTGAACAAGGCCAACGCCAGAATTATCTACCCACTTTAAATATTCATTAGATGACCCATAATCTTGCCCTACCAATTTATTTAAAAACTGAACCTCAACATCCAAGTCATTGTCATAAGACTCAAAATATCCAGTCATTAATCCAGGGTCATAATAAGTATAATCATCTCCTGACCATGTAATATAAATATTTAAAATTTGTGAATAATTTGCGCTCATTTTATAAAATTGTTACAGAAGACAAGAACGGCCTGTCGTAAGTTGCCACAGAATCTTCGTATATTAAAAATAGTCCAGAAGAATCGTATTCAGAATTAAAATATGTATTAGAACGAACCGCTCCATTAGAATAGCTTCCAGAAGCAGAAACTCTATAAGAATAATTTCCAATTCCTTCGGCATAAAAAAGATGCCCAGTAGAATTAATACCTATTAATGTGGTTTCTTGTAAAACTCCATTAGGTTGATACAAACGGATATTATATCCCTGAGCATTTAGGACTGGTTCCCATTTTCCAGATAAATAAAATCCAGTAACATTTGCTCCTGTAATAATCGAGTTAATAATAGGAGTGTTTAATAATAAGTAGTTGGTATCGCCAATTTTTTGACTTAGCGAATAACTGTAGGTATTAGCTTGATATTCAATACTTTGTTGATTTTCAATAAGAGCGTATTTTCCCGTATTAAATTTTGTGCAAATTAAAGAATATTCATTAGGGTTAGCTTCTTTGATAGAGATTACTTTATAAATTTGATCGTCTGCATTTTTTCTTTGGAATCTATAAGCAGAACCCTCCTTAGCAAAAGGAACCAAAGAGTAGTTTATATCTCCACTATGAACAAAAGCTTCGCATCCATAATCGTATTCGACAATACCAGAAAGCCCAAATGTTGTTATTTGAACAGGACTGGTTAGCGATATGTCAGAATCTAATAAACCATTAGTCATTATCAATTCGACTCCGCCAATATCCCTAAATTTAGAGCCAGATCCAGAAACTTGCCCATTTAAAGCTGTGACAAAAGAAGACCCTCTTCCGCTTGAATTTTGCCCACTATAAGGATAGCAAAGACCCCTATTAGCATCAGTAAAATTATGGACACCCGTTTCGAATATAAATTTATTATAACTGTTATCATTTGTAAAAGGAGTTCCTGACCCCAAGACCCATCCAGTAAAACCAGTTGAAAAATAACAAAAATTAGATCCAGTTCCAGAGTAATAAGCATACTGAGGGCGAAGTAAACTATCCACTGTTGTTTTGGCCTCAGAGAACCCCTCCTCGTATTTAATAAATTGATAGAATCCTGTTAAATAATTATGAGTAGATGACCATCCGCCACTTGTTAAATAAAATCCAGAACCATTAACTCTTCCTCGATCACTCTGGGCCAAGTCAGAAATTTCAGAAAAAGTAGAATATCCCGTGGGCGTATATACAGTTAATTTATTTTGAAAATCATCGCTAGAGAATTTTTCACTAAGCCTTATAGATTTTGTTGTTGGATTAACAGACAAAACTCTTCCGAAATTTGATTTAAGGCTTTTTAATTCATCTTCAACAATTATCAAATCACCAGGTTTACATAATAAAGACTCTAAGCCAGCGGTAAATGAAACGCTTTGATTTTCTTTGATAGTTTGGAAAATTAAATGTTGGCCAAGTCTTCTCGCCATAGCCTTAGAAGTAACTCCATCAGCATTAATAGTTTTTTTGAAAACTCCTCTTTTTCTAATATCTTCTTCGTCTTCGACATATTCAACTTTGGTTAAGAAGTTTTCAAACCTATCTATATAGACGACTTCAATGCTATTAAACTGCTCGTCTCTTCTATAATTTGAGTAATCAAAAAGACCATCCTTAACATTAGAGTTAGAAAACAAAGCTACAGTTTCTTTTGGACGATCATCTACAAAATTAATTTGAGAGTTATTGTAATAGACAATACCTCTAAATAAAGACGCGACAACATTGATCGCATCAAAAATCTTCATTCCATCAGCAAATAAAATATTACATGAGAATCTAGGCTCAAGACCTCCCGCGCCATCTGGTGTCCCTTGGAAGTAGCCAAGATCATCGACAGAATCGCAGAATCTTCCTATTTTATATAGGTCAAAAATATCGATTTGAGAGATATCTAAATACTGACCCAATCCATATCTTTCGTTTGTCAACAAATCGTAAAGAATCCACGCAGGATTATCTGTCCATTGAAGATCTTCTTTAAATTCGCCATCCCAATCTCCATCATAAATTAAGGTGTCTAATTTTGCAGTTAAATTAAATTCGTCAATAGTATAATAATACCTTTTATCTTTTCCATTCGCCAAACATGGATAATAATTAGAAGGAACTTTTATTTTTTTTAATTTACAATCGAAGGTTCTTGTTGGAACAGTCGAGAAAGAGCGAGAATCTATTTTTGTCCCAACAATTGTGGAAAAGGGGTAACTAAAATTTGATGGAATAATTTCTGTAATCTTAGTAAGAGATATCTCTTTCGATATTAGAGTGGAATTTGTTTCTGTAGACAATTTAGAGACTTTAACATACCTCTTCGAAGAGCTATCTTCAGCACTGATCGAGCTTTCGACAGAAGGAAGATCGAAAGGCTTAAATATGCTTGCTCCAGCCTCTGGCGAGTATTCAGAAATAAATTTATAATCATCATCATCCTTAAAAGAGCTTCCATCAGGATTTCCTATATCAATATAAGTTGCAGACTCAATAAGAGATACTATTTTAAACTTTCTTTTAGAAGAAACAGTCTCTTCTCCTTTTGGGTTTATAATACCAACTTCGACCTCCAAATTAACAATAGTTGGGAATTTTGTTCCTGCATCTATTTTCTGTGTTGTGCTAGAGGTAGAGTTTGTTTTGGCGTTAAACTCTTGCGAAGCGGTATCCCCTAGCGATTGGACACAAATTGTTATAAAAACAGAAGATACGTTCGGATTAATTACAACATGTTTTATCGGAGAACCCTCTTCGTTAAAAGAAGATTGAGAAACATTCCACTCTGAGTAACTTTTTGACGAAAGCCTTTTTGGGTCCGTAGACCACGTTCCGTCAATACTCCCTTCTAAATATTGACCAGTTGGATCAGCGCCCGTTGGAGCTATATTCGTGCCATAACCAGTAAGAAGAGTGCTAGAATTTTCTAAGATTCTTTGGACAGAACCATCAACCCGAAATGGCCCTAATAAAGAAGAATTATAAGCTTTGTCGATTAAAACATTATTAAAATATTTAAAAGGATGTTGATACTCTGACCCATCCCTATATTCAGCAAGAATATTGGTATAGTTATATTTTTGATCATTTATTGATGGGTTAGTAGAGATAGAAACTTTTCTAAGCTTTAAAGATGTAGATAAACAAAGACTGTTTAAAACAGAATTCGATATAGAATAACTATACCAATATTCATAATATACAGATTCTTTGTTTGCTCTTTTTTTGACTTCACCTCTAATCTTAAATATTAGACATCCATAGCATCTTCCGTTTGTGGTCCCGTTGTCATTCATTCTTGGAAGAATAAAATCATAGACTTCTACATTAGGATCTCTTTCTAATAAATCGATACCATCAACATTTTCTAAAACAAATCTAAAATCATCTAACTTGCCGTCTGTAACCAAGCTAATATTAGGAGCCACCAAAGTTAAATCTTTAACCTTTATAACAAAGAACATGTCTCCAGGTCTTTTAATTGTTTTTATCCAATTAGTGACTAAAGTATTTGCGGAGGCTTGATTCCATCCTCCAATAATATTTCTATTAAAAATTTTTGTTGCATATTCTTTTTCATATGCATTTAAAAATGGGCCGATTAGAGCATTATTGGTTATAGCAGAACCTAATTGATTAACTAAAGTTAAATGCGTTTGAACAGTGAGGTTTATAAAAGAATCATCTATTACATTGGACCCCCAAATAGAAAGATTAAAATCTAGCGGAAAAGTATTTAAGAAATACTGATTACTAACTCCCGATAAAACAACAGGACTAGCGATTCCTTTTACATAAGCTTGCCTATTTAAGCCACTTATTCCTGAAAGATTTATTTTTATTGCTGTGTCATAATCGTCAAAAAAGGTTTGATTTTTCGACGTATCATCAAGGAACTTATTCTTGTAGCCAATACATTTAAAACCATGAGAAGGAGTCACATAAGAAGACGTTGCTATATTTAAATTTTTTAAATTATTAAAAAGCTGGACAGATCCAGAGATCAATTCCCCCGTATTATAAATGCCAGTAAAAAGAGGATCATAAGAAGCCCCTCTACTCAAGGCTTGATCATTTGATACAGCAATAGGGGTATCGTCCAAATATATTCCCTGTAAAATATGTTCGTCTGTTAAAGTCAGCCCATTTTTATTAACTAAACCTTCAATAGGTCCATCACTTATAATATCTAGGGTTTCTGCGTAGCTATAAGACGAGGAAAGCTGAAGCTCTCCGACAACAGGAGGTTTTAAAATAGCGGGTTTAGCTTTAGGTTTAGAACCCTTAGCTCCAGCTAGTCCAATCTTTTTTAATAAATGATTCATAAAACTCTGCTAGAAACAATTTGAGAATTAATGGCTACTGCTGGATTTGGACTCCGTTGCATGGCAGTAATGCTTTCTTTGTTTTGAGGATAAGATTTAACGCATGATTGAATAACCTGAGATCCTATTTTCAATCTGCCATATCCGACAGGGACTGGCGATCCTTGAGAAGCGACATTGGCTTTATTTGAAAAAGAAAAAGAGTCAGATAAGGCTTTGGTTGTGGCCGATATTCGGGCGGGAGCTTCAGGTTCTGGCGCTAAAAGCATTTGAAGACCAATAGAAACAGCAGCAAGAACTACTGCGTTTATTAATGATGCGGCAAAAAAAGCAGCACTCCCAACGGCGATAGAACCAGCGACAGTAGCCGTCCCCAGAGCAGTCATAATCGAGGCGACAGCGACAAAGCCTCCTGATCCTATAATCAAAGGAACTAAATGAATCTCCTGCGGCTCTCTTTGAATATTTAACTCTTCTAGTTCTGTGATTTTTTTTCCATCGACAATCATCGTATAGTTTAATCCCTCTCTTGACAATTCGAATATTCTTTTATTGAAATTTTTACGATTAGCGTCGATAGCCTTAATAACATTTGAAGCTTTATAAATTTTCATTCTAATACTTTTGCCAAATTCTTTAGCGAGTATTCCATGTAAAATAATGTTTGTCATATATTAGCCTTAATCCTTTTCAATATCTTTACATCGAATTCGATGTTTTTGGGTTGATAAATATCAAATTTATCTGTGTTTAATCCATACACTAAAAACGGGATACAACAATTTTCTGACATTTTTATATCAAACTCAGAAGGTTTTTCATCGCCAACGACATGACTATGAAAAACAGATATTAGTGTATATTTTTGCTTAAATAGTAAATATCTCAGAGCATCAATGGCAAAGAAATTTCTAGGATCGTTAGAGCAGTTTTTTTCAAGTTGCACTATGTATTTTTTGCGGAATTCATCGTAACCCAAAAAACCGCAAATCTCCATCGTCGGGCTAATCCGACAATATTCCTTGATCTTATTTAAGGAATCTTTAATGTTTTTAAAAATATTAACCTCCATAATTAAATCCGTCTGTTCCAGGAAATCCGCCAAAAGGCAAAGTTCCAGAAAATCTTTTTTTGCAAGCAGAAATCTTTTTGCTACAGCCATCCTTCTCCCAATAAGAAGGCTCTGATTGTGGGTTTTTGCCGAGAGCTTTCTCAGACTTTGGATCGACTCCCACGCAAACATACCAAGTTTTAAGAGGCTTAGGGTTAGGATCTATTTTTGCATCATCAGGATGAGGATTTATCATTATTTTCGGATTTTCTAAATAAGCTATATCACCCTTGATATAAGGTTTAGCAGAAGACCACAAATTAGTAGGATCTGTCAAAAAACCTTGCGTTGGCGAAAAGGGAACGACTGCATTACCATCAGAATCAATGAAATTATACCCATTCTCTTTTTCTACTGGACCTTTTAAATAATTACAACCCTTTCCTCTATACATCCAATAACAATATTTAGCCAAGATCTGGCGATTTGTCACTTCAAAGTTTTCAAGATCAAGAGGAGAAGTAAGCTCCAACTCTACAAAAAGTTTATTTTCGCTAAGTTTTTGGCCGACTAAATAAGATTCATCACTTATCTCAGCAGTAAAATCCTGAGAACCAAAGGGATTGCCTCCTTCGAAATTAGCATCATCTAAATATTTAAGAAATGTTCTTTTTCTTACAATTTTAGCGTTTTTAAAATCATAATTATTTTGGAGGAGGCTGCTCATTAAATAGTCTTTATTAGCAATTCTAAGTTTTGGTCTAGACAATTGCCCATTTCCATTAACCTCAAAACCCTCGCCTTCGATTGGAACAGGGATATATTCAATCCCCTGCCAAAAAACATTATTTCCAAAAACAGAGCCTCCATGCATTGGAATAAAAACACCAGGTTTAGCAATAGTATCGGGATAGATTCTAAAAAATTCTAGAATAGCTGTCGGTTGAATATCCAACAAACTACTCGCAATTTTATTTTGACCTTGACCCATGTTTGAATTTACACTATTATTGATATAGTATCCAAGAATGATTGAAATTAAACAGGTAATTAGCCTTGATGAAGAATTTTATAATTATTTTTTTAAATTCTGCGCTCAGTCGAAACCTTATGACTTTTGCGAACTCAATTCAATAAAGCTTAGACGTTTTAAAATAAAAGAATACTTTGATTCGCTTATAAATACATCTTTAATTTTTGAAGCAAAAAAGGAGGGCAAACTTGTAGGATTTGTTTTTCTTTCTCAAGAACCAGACTGCATGGTTTTGGAGTTTGCCATTGGAGAATTTAAACTTGGAGGAAGGGTTATTATGGAAGCTTTTCGGGAAATAATATCTTTTGCTCAAAAAGAATTTAGCAAACAATATACTAAGTCAACAATCCAAAGAAAATACAAAAAACAAAAATTCATAAATTTCTTATTGAAATACGATAAAACTTGTGAGATAATAGAGGCAGACGGAAAAACACAAATTTTTTGGAACAAATGAACGGATCGGCAAAATTTATAGGCACAAACGACGCGACAAGAGACTTTCATGAGAGAGTTTTTGAAAATTGCATTCTAAAATGCGAAGGAGTCATCCACAGCTTTTTTATAGAAGACAACAGATATCTCTTAGATATCAAAGAAACCCGTGTTTTTGAAGACCATCTTCTGTTTTTTGGCATGATGAGCGATGACAGCAAGCTCGCTGGCAATGTGGCAATTAAGTTTTTTCCTAAAAAAAGCATTGACAAAGAGCCTGAAATAGTTTAAGTTAAAAACATAATGAAGAAAAAAGAGCCAAGCATGTATAGGGTTTTCGACAACAAGAATAATTATATCCAATCTTACAGCGACAAGCTGGATGGAGGTTTTCAGTGGGCCAAAAGTTGCGCCACTAGGATGAATGGCCGAGTCGATCAGATCTGTGTTGAAAACAAAGAGGAAAAGGCCGAAACTATATTTACAGTTTCTCCTAAAAAATAAAAAGAAATAGCCCAAAGAAGGTGTAAAACCTTCTGATGAGTGCAGCTTTATACGATATAACCGTTGAAAAAAGAACCTGTTTTGGCTGGGGAATAACGCTTACAAATAGGGATGGATCTCCATATAATCTTTCAGGAGCGTCCTTAACGGGAGAAATAAGAAGAGATTTTGACGACTCTCTTCAAGCAGTATTCAATACTCAGATATTAAATGCCGCGAGTGGAACAGCAGTCCTTTTTTTAACTACAGGGCAAACTTGCGCTCTAGAGGAAGCCGCAAGCTCCTACGACATTTTTCTCGATCAAGAGGACGAGTGTTCAAAAAAACTGCTTTACGGAGCAGTCGCAATCATTCAAAATAAGACAAAATGAGCGAAATCCTTTATACGTTCATTGTTCCAAGTATTAATTTGTCGATCAGTGATTCGGGAAATACGCCCAATATTTCTATAAATAATACGGGAGATCTTCCCAATTTATCAATTACACAAAGCGGGGACACAATTAATGTCTCTATAGAACAGAGCGGAAATCCGCCAAATGTTAATATTTATGATTATTTTTTACATGCAGAATCTCATTTAAAAGGAGGGGCAGACCAAATTGATCACAATCTACTTTTTGGAGTTCAAGGAGGTGAGAGCGGAAACTATTATCATTTAAATTCTGGCGAATACTCCAATTTGGTTACTGGACAAATCATTCGTCCATCGGGAACTTCCTTTGATTTTATAAAAGGAGACGGATCGTTAGATAATACATCTTATGTAAAAGTAGAGGATCTAGCTTCCTCTTTAACTTTATATCCAACCTCTGCGACTTCTGACATAAGCGGATATTATAAACTAGTGACAACGCCGCTAGATGTAAATTATGACGATCCAGCTTTAAATATTCCCACAGGTCCAATAACGGGAAGCGACCAATTAATAGCGTCATTAGCTTCTGAATCAGGGCTTCTTGTTGGAGATTTAGGTATATTTAATATCACGACAATAGGAAATATTAAAAAAACAGGGGGATCAACTTCCTCAAAAGCTACTTTTCATTTTGAAGTTCATAAAAGAGATTCTGGCGGGACAGAAGAATTAATAGCAATGAGCAGCGAAACCTTAGAAGTCACAGAAGACTTTTATGTTCAATTTTTTGCGGCTGCGGTATTTAATGATGGAGTTTTCGACGCTTCCGACAGGGTTATTTTAAAATTTTATGGAACAAAAATCAGGGGAGGCTCAAGCCCCTCTTATGATTTTCAATTTGGCGGGACAACGCCAGTTAGAGTGCTTCTGCCAGTTCCAGTTCATGTATTACTAAGCGACTACCTTCCATACGAAGGAGCGATTAAAGACGTAGATTTAGGAATTTATAATTTATCTGCGGCAAATATTTATTCAAACGGAGATCTTGTTGCCACAACTGGATATTTACAATCTTATGTTTCTGGCGCTAGTGGTTATTTGCAGGGACAAATTAATGATCTTGAAAATGCTACAGGAAATTATTATCCCATCACAAATCCTAGTGGGTTCATTGATTCATTAAGTGGCGCAGTTTTATTAACTGGAAATCAAGAGATTTCAGGCGAGAAAAACTTTTCAACAACAGTCATTTTCTCTGGAGGAGTCCGCAGTAGATATAGGGCGACCTCGATAAATACAATATTTTCATTAACCGATCACACTATTCATGCGACAGCCTCATGCACAGTCGCTCTTCCAACAGCGGTTGGCATTGATGGTCAAGTATTTGAATTAAAAGCGTCTAATTCGTGTATTGTAATATTAGAAGGATATAACTCTGAATTAATTGATGAAGAATTAGCTATATCAATCAATGGCCCCGATTCAATCACTGTTAAATCTACTGGATCGGGCTGGATTATAATTTAAAATCTTGACATTTCTAAATTTCAAGAGTAAACTCCTCGCACAATATAAATAAATAATGAACGGACGATCCATCAAGGTCAACTCAAAGGATATTTTTGACTATATCATCGGCAGAAGCAATTACGATCCAATCGAAAGACAAGTAGATCCAACTCGTTACGAAGTCCATCCCGACAGTATTTACGATAAATTTTTAAAAAAATCCTTCGAACAGGACGAATGCTTTTCTATTTTTTATAAAAAAGTAAAAGAATTAAGGTTTATTTCTAAAGAAATAGAAACTAAAGAAGTCAGAAATATTAGTGTAGAGCTAGAACAATTAGCTCCGACATTAATTAATCTCTAATTTTTAAATCCATAAAAACTTTAAAATTAAAAAATCCTATTCGCGAATTTATCGAGCGAACTTGGACTTACCCATTACATTGTAAGACAATTATATGGACCAGACGAATTAGAGTATTTTGTGACGGAGGGAGTCCAAAATTTCGATGGCTGCCTCGCTTTCGTTTTCAGCACTATGCTAAACATTGGGAGCTTTCTGGTTTTGCAATTTATTTATGGGGTAGGGAAATTAATTTTTCATTAGGGATAGACAAAAAAGGTCTTTATAAATGATCGTTAAATCAATAGATCGTCGCACGGCAGATCTTGTTGTGTCAAACAAACATTATTCAAAAAGATTAGGTATTTTTTGGGAAGGATTTGGGCTTTATAGCGAAGAAAAACTGATTGGCGTTTGCTGTTTTGGCCAACCATCTTCCCCTATTCAAAAATACGCTTTTGAAAACAGAGATTTTCGCCTATACGAATTGACTAGATTAGTTGTTGATAATGGAATCAATAACGCCGCATCGTTTTTGATAAGTCAGTCAATCAAAATGCTGAAAGAAAGATTTTGCGCCATAGTGAGTTATGCGGACTCTGCCCACGGACACAGCGGAATTGTTTACCAAGCGACAAACTGGATATATACAGGGCCAACAGTGTCCCACGATTGCCTTTATATGGTTGACGGGAAACCAACCCACCCAATGACCCTCAGAGACAAGTTCGGCATAACAAAACCCGCAGAATGGGCAAGGGAGAATAATATTGAAAAGATAAAACCCTCGCCAAAACACAGATACTTCTATTTTGTTGGTTCAAAAAAGCAGAAAAAAGAGATGCTCGGCAAATTAAAATACCAAATAATTCCAGAATATCCCAAATCCCAGAAGGTCTACTATGATAATGGTCCTCAAAAATGCGGCGAATTTATCAAATAAAAGTTGACAAACGTAAGTTTTTGGTTTACATTCTCCAAAGAATGAAAGTGAAAGCAACAACCTTTATCGAGGCGGAATTGTCCCCTTGCGAACAAAAAAGAGTAGCCATTGAGACAATAAGAAAAATGGCAGGATGGTCGCCCGAGCATTGGGTAGATCCTTTCACCAAAAAACTAATGATTACTGAGGAATTTGCGACCTCCCACCGTTGGTCAGAAGATAAAATCCTTAGAGACGCTTCTGAAGCGGAAATGGCCATTCAGACTGTTTTAAACTACCTGTCCAAGATGACTATTTCTTAAAAACAAACATTTACACACATGAAAAAAGACAAAAAAACTCCTAAAGCCAAAAAGTATATTTATTCATTTAAAGGGACGCATCACCTTCTAAAAGGATTGACGATTTCTTTTAGAGAAGACGACAGACAAGCGGCAGATATTCATGCCCAAGGACAGGCGATTATTTTTGGAGAAGATACAAGAGCGGTCTTTTTGAAAGAGATTTAGTTCTTTTTTGGTGCAAAAGGATTAAATGCCTCGACACCTACAAAGCAAAATACATTGTGAACATTCTTGTGAAAGAAGGTCGTTGAATTTAATCAAAAAATTTAATATTACTAGCCCCGAAATATATGCCCAAAATGCGAATATTTATCTTTATTATTATCAATATGTGTTTATGACGGCTTGCTGGTCTCGTCGTAAGAGTTTATACGATTGTAAGGAGTTGCGAGAATTAGTTCCTACGAAACTGCTTCCAGCTAATCACTTCAAAAATATTAATATGGAAGTGATGAAGTGTTTTTTTAATTATTATAAAAAATAAAGCAAAAAAAAAAACCATGAATCAATAAACATATTTAGTCCAAACTAAGTATAATACTACTTTATATTAGTGATATACCTTAACCGTCAAGCAATCCAATGTATCGCTCAATATGGCTACGTTGTAGCTCGTTATTTATTATTAGTAGCTAGGAAACGCGGAGAAATCCGCTTCGGTTACGGTGTAGCCTGTGGACACTCCTGCTTGAGCATCCGCTGTGACAATCATAGCGTTAAGGTCTGCGATAAAGTTGGCAACTGGCGTGCCAGATCCCGCACCACCGTAGGTCCAAACAGTGACGAGCACCAGCTCGCCGTTGACAATCAGGAACGCTGGATTGCCACTATCACCGCCAATCTTGCTTTCATCGAAGATGCGACGATCCGAGTCGGTAGGAGTAAGGAACGCTCCATCGGTGTAAAAGTCGATAATCAAAGCCTTTTCCTCCTGATCAAGCCCAAGAGCGGGAGGGCGATTGTTTACATTATGCACCAGATAGCTCGCCCAGTTTGACGGCATCAACTTGCACGGTGTGATTCCCACAGGAAGGTTTGAGGCGAGAGTGTAAATGGTCAGATCAGGAGTATACGGCACATAATTAGGATGCCGCGCTTTGCCTGTGATCGTGCGGTTGTGAACCGTTCCATCCTGTGCCACGAACCTGACTGTATTTCCCACGTTGTATTCGTAGTGCGTTGCGTTGAGTGCGTGGCGTGGCGTGATAAGTGTCCCTGCTTTTGTGTTCGCCCCGTTGGAGTTCCATGGGCTGATACAAGTTAGATTTACATCGGCACACCAAAGATTAGGATTGCGGACGTAGCTTTGAGTGGCGTGGTTTTGCGTGGAAAACACCAAGCCATTAACTGCCATGGACATTGTGTTGTTAATGCGATTATCCACTTGTCCTTGAAGGTGTGCAGCAAGTGATCCTGCAACCGTTGATACAAACTGATTAGGCTGTTCTGGAGCAGCCGAAACAGTCGTCAGATCACAAACAAGCGGTAAGGTGAGGTGTGAGGTCTTTATAAGCAAACGCATAATCCCAGAAGATAAGCGGGTGATTGTCCCGTCTGATGCGACAGTCCCTACACTAGGATCAAGGTTGATGATTACAGCATTTCCCAAGCCTTCGATCACAACATTGCCTTGCCGATAGTAAGTCGCGCCTGTGTAAGTGATAAAATTGGCATCTTGCAACGTCTGTGCAGAGGAAGATCCTCCAGTGAGATAGACACTCACAGGATTATACTGCGCCGATCCTGCTACGTCTGATAGCTGTGCCACCCGCATTGTCGGACCGTTACCACCGCGAAGTTTCATCATACAGGAAAGAGAGCTAGGAATGAGTCACGGTCTGCGGGCATATCTGGATAAATGATCGGTACGGTTTCGAGAATTTCCCTAGCTCCTGCCAAGTCGCCAGCAAGTATAGCTGCATGCACAGCCAATCTGACTTGTTCCCACAAGGCTTGCTTGCCTTTGGGAAGGGAGTCATACACGGCAGAAGCGGCAGCGAGTGCTCCTTCAATAATCCGTGCTTGCAGCTCCTCTGCTGTTGGTTCTGGAACTGGAAACGTATGCACCTCCACGAGCTCTAATCCTATCATCGGCAAAAAATCCTCTATAGAATCATAGGAGATCATTTCACTTTGTCTTCCGACAGGAATATAGACATCGGCAGAGTCAGTTTCTATGATGGTATATCTTGTATGGTTGGCTGAGACGTAGTTTCCGTCAGCGTCCTCTTTAGCGTTGTAGTATTTTGGCATAGCGTGTTTTGGGTATGAGGGTATGGTTATGGCTAATTAAGCCAGATGTAATCTTTATCATTCTCTGTTGTCAACCAAGCCGCAAAAGCAGTTGATCCAGGATTTCCGCCATACTTTATCTTACCAGTGGTGGTAACTGCCAGCGAGTTCACGAAAGCCTGCAACGCCTCAAAAGATAAATTATTACTACTAATAGCCGAGAAAAGCGAGGTAACGTTGAAAGATAAATCCAAACCAGTAGCTAGGATGCTGGTAAGTTGGTTGTTTTGGGTGCGGAGCCATGTCAAAGATGACAAACCTGTGCCTGAGAAAGTGGTAAGTTGGTTGCTTTGGAGGTCGAGGGAAGTCAACGATAACAAACCTGCTCCTGAAAATGTGGTAAGTTGGTTGCCGTAGAGGCCGAGGGAGGTCAAAGATGACATGCCTGTGCCTGAGAAAGTGGTAAGTTGGTTGCTTTGGAGGTCGAGGGACGTCAACGATAACAAACCTGCTCCTGAAAATGTGGTAAGTTGGTTGCCGTAGAGGTTGAGGGAGAGCAAAGATGACAAACCTGTTCCTGAAAAAGTGGTAAGTTCGTTAGTGGTACAGCTGAAAAAGGTCAGATAACCAATAGGATTTCCTGCGGAATCGCACGGGCAAATCGCTCCATATTTGGGCAACCGTGTGTTGTAGGGAGTGAGAGGTGCTGCACCCCAATCGGCTGCGGCGAAGGACGTATCACCACTGACTGCCTTGCGAACGGTATGATACGTCCCATCCCAACGCAGAAACTTGACATGAGTCGCTCCGCCACCCACGTTTACCGATCCTGTTGGGGCAGTTGTCTTGGTGTATGTGAACTTTGCGGATAGTCGAAATTCCGTTGATGTCATTCCCAGCGTAAATGCGTTCATTCCGAGATCTGGCGGAAGATTAAATACATCAACTCCGTTGGTTGTCACTCCATCACCTAGTCGCAGTTGATTTCCACTGACACCTAATACATTCCGATCAGGAACTGTACCTGTAATATCCGCAAGCTCCATGCTTACAATTACGTCACCATCAGGATCGACTGTGTAAGGTTGTCCAATCCATGAAGCGTCGAGAGTTACATCACTGTCTATCAATGTCCATAGAATACCAGGAAGGTCGGATTGAAAAACACGAGTGTATCCTACCGAGGCTGAATTCGCTCCTGTGTAAGTGGCAGCGTTCTTGCGTTCGGCAGCTGATAACACAGTTAAAATATTACGCAGACCGAGGATTGCGACGGCTGCTTGTTTATTTGCTGCTGCTAAAAAAGTTGATACGTCTGTGGATGTGGTAAGTTTTGTCATTTTTATTAAATATTAAGAGTTAGCATAGTTATCTGGAACTTGAACAGCTTCATCTGTATTTGTAAAGACTTGTTGATCGTCTATAGTATACACGAAAACATAATTTAAATCTGGTATCTGTTCACCGACAAACCTATATCCAGCATCGAAAGGTGTTATAAATAAACTGGTGTTTTGACCAAGATTATGAATTTTGCGATTATATTCCCTAATCAAGTGATTATCAAAATCTGTTTTTAATGGATCTTGAGAGCTGTCGTAAAGTCCAATTATTAAAGTTTTATAATTCGCCCAGACACCAGTATTTGATGAGAAATCAGAATGTATTTCGGACTGTAAGTGTCTTGGCATTATTGTTAATTACACATTTTTTGCCAAGTATTTCTCCAGAATTGTTTTAATCAGAATAAAATTACTTTTTGATGAATTTTTCAGGATCTGCTTGGAATCTTTTGCCAAGTTTGATGATTCCATTGATTAAATGAATAAATTGTGGAGATATTTGGACGAAGAACCTTTTATTCACAACTTCCAAAATGTAGAACAATATACCCACGAACATGAAGTTGGCTTTCCTTATGGCGACCATTCTATCCGTTCTTGTGTAAAACCACTTGAGAAAGAATGGAACGATTATCTTGGGCGAGAATTGTCGGAGATAATTAGACAGAAGTTCGAATGGATTATGAAATTAACATGAATAAAAAATCTGGAATATATTATTTAACCTCTCCTTCCAACAAGTGTTATGTTGGTCGTTCGGTGAATATTAACCGAAGAATTTCAACTTATCGTAATTTAAATTGCAAACGCCAAACAAAACTATATCACGCTCTTTTAAAATATGGATTTGAAAATTTCAGAATACAAATACTGGATGATAAATGAAAAATAAGATTTTTGCTTTTGTTTTAATGTTATTTTGCGTGGCTTCTTGCCATCCAAAAGCAATTGTGATTAGTCCTGTGGCTCCAAGAGCGGCAGTTGTCGCAGAAGCAACAACTAATACGGCAAGAATAGCCACGAAAGTAAAGCAAGAAATCAAAACCGTTAATGCTGATATCAAATCCTTACAAATAGACACAGAAAAAGGAAAGTTCCTTGCGGCACAGATGAAAAAATCTGGAACGGCGACTTTAGAGCAGATAGAAGAAAATTATAAGAATTGGGACGCTATAAATTTTAAGGTTAAATTCTTAGAGGCGGCAACAAAATCACTAACAATAAATTCAGCAGAACTAGAGACGGCAGCTTTATATAGCAAGCAAGAGGCTGGGAAACTTAAGGTAGAAGCTAAAGAATCAGACAAAACAATCATATCATTAAAAGATCAAGCCGCCGATCAAGCTGGTAATGTAGCTTTGGGCAAAATGGTTAAGGGGATTATTTATACCCTTGTCGCCGCAGCAATCATAGGAGGAATCCTATTTATCGTCACAAAATTCAAACTTATTTAAATATGAAAAAAATACTACTAAAAATAGCAGGGGTAATTAAAGATATCGCTTTAGGAATTTGGAATTATCAACCTTTCGCCGCAACAAGAGGATATATTTGGGGCAAATGGGTATCTATTCTTCTTTTTGCCCTTATGGTTGCTCATTATAAGTCGTTGCCAGAAATGCCTTTTATCGAGCTTTATTATACGACGATTTCAGTATTCGGTGTAGCCCTGCTTGGACCTCTTCTTAGATTGATTTTATTCGCAGAAGCGGCTCTATATGCAGAAAACGGGGGATTAACCTCAGACATTAAGAATAGATCCTCTGTTTCAGCAAGACTTAAACATTATTGGTTTGCTACTGCTATTAGTTACTTGATGCCTTTGATCTGCTTTGCGACAATTAGTAAATGATGAGGATATTGCTTCTATTATTGCTTTCCATTCTTACGTGTCTCGCCCAGCCAGCGGGACACGATCTAGTTAATGCGTCCAGATGGAAATCAGCGACAATCGCTAAACACAGAGTTCATGAAGTTGAAGTCATTGCCAAAAGAATAGAAAAAAATATAGAACGCTACAAAAAAGTAAGCGGAGAAACAAAGGTTCCGTGGGAAATAATCTCTGGATTGCATAATATGGAAAGCGGAGGGTCTTTCAATCATCATTTGCACGAAGGAAGTTCTTTAAAGGGTCGAACAAAGTATGTCCCAAAAGGTCGCCCATTAACTGGAACTCCCCCTTTCGCTTGGGAATATAGTGCAAAAGATGCATTGTTATACGATAAGATGGATAAAAAGAATTGGAAAGAAGTTGGGAGCGCATTGAGTTCGGTCGAAAAATTCAATGGGGACGGATATCGAAAATATCACCCAGAAACTCCTTCTCCCTATTTGTGGACTGGGACTTCTATTGAAAAAGCAGGAAAATATATTAGAGATGGGGTCTGGTCCCCGACTGCGCGTTCAAAACAAATAGGAATTGCCGCGATTTGGAAAAAATTAAACGCCTACAAAGACTAAAATCTTGACTCCTGTTTAATGCGTAATAAAATGAGGAATGACTGAATTCATTATCAAATCATCGTCCGATATCACAAAAGGAGTTTTTAAAGAAAAAAAGAACGCTTTTGAATTTTATAAAGATCTTTGCGAATTTTATCCAGAAGAGCAATTTAAAATCATTAAAAAACAGGTAATTGAAGAAACCATAGCAGAGTCCAACGATTATCGGCAAAAAAGCTTTGATTTTATTTTGTGAAAAGATCTTGACAAGTTCGCCAAGATACGCCAAAGTCCTTGCGTGTTCGGGAAGTTCCCGATCCTTTAAAAACAAAAAAACATGAAAATCGCTAATTCCGCCTCTCCTCTTATTGTTTCCGATGGTTTTGATCCAAATGCCTCAATTATGGGGATGAGTCAAGAAGCAGCCTTGCAAATGGCAAAACATTTGCGAGATACAATTTATACCAACAAAGCCCTAGCTGTCGTCCGTGAATTTACGAGTAACGGATTAGACGAGCACCTCAAATTCAATATCGCTGATCCTGTAAAAATTGGATTGCGAGAAATGGACAATCAGCGTGAATTTTTTGTGCGAGATTTCGCAAAAGGACTTTCAGAAAAAGAAATTCGCACGGTTTTTGGAATGTATGGAAACTCCACCAAACTCAACGATAACAAAACAGTCGGAGCCTACGGCGTGGGTTCAAAATCTGGATTCTGCTATACTGATTCTTATTATGTGATCTCTTATTTTGGAGGAGAAAAAACAATTTATACCTGCGCTCTTGGCGGCGACAACAAAGGGTCTTCCAATGGGTTTATTTACAAAACTCATTCTGAACCATCCAATGAAACAGGTCTGGAAGTGGTTGTCCCAATTCAGCACTTAGACTCAAACAAATTCTCCAACGAAATCAGGAGTTTTGTTTATTTTTCCCCTCATAACATCGAGGCTAATGTTTTGGGAGACGAGATTAAGCCTTATCCAATTGCCAAAAAAGAAGTAATTAACAACGTCGAATTCACTCTTTTTGGCGGCATCTTTGGGCGCGACAAAAATAATCAAGCAGTCTTGCAAATGGGCGGCGTTAAATACGAAAGCTTTAGTATTCCCGATGGCTTTTTGGTAAAGAATGATCACACTCTAGCAATCAATGTTCCAATTGGAGCTATGACGGTTGCTCTTTCCCGCGAGTCTTTTCACGACACCCCTCTCAATCAAAACTATAAAAGCAAAATTCATAATATCTTAGAGGAGCTAACCCAAAAAGATTTTGCTCACATCAAATCCAAACCCCTAAAAGATGTTATCGATGAAAACTTGGGCGAAATCTCTTTTCATAAATGGTGCGACGGCTCAATGTTTCAAGCAAAACTCGCTTCTATTTTTAAAGAAACTTGGGGCTTTGTAGGGGGGATTACCGTTTCCAATTTTAAAGAAGACAAAAAACATAACTTTGTCCTTAAAAACGACAAACCAATCCTTGTTTTAATTCCAGACAATTCGGCTACAGATTATTGGAGGTCCAAATTGCGAACTTTTGCCATTCAAAATAATGAAAGTTATTATATTGGTTGCCAATCTAAATTTTCTAAACTTTCGCCAGAAGCAGCCACTGAAATTGATGGCATTTTTCAAACAATGACGGTCAAAAGGATTCCCTTTCCAAAAGGGAAACGCGAAAAAACCTATGCGGTTTATTGCAAGGATCGTAAAAAAGGAAGCTTCAATGCCGTAGGATTTCTTAATCTTGTGCGAGAAGAACGTTTTAGCCTTCCTGCTGAACCCGATCTCACAAAACTCATTGAATGGGTCAAAGAAGAAAAGAAAAAAGTAATCGACAAAAAAGATACAAGCAGATTGGAGTGGATTTCTATCCATATCGGCGGCAAAAGTAGATATAATGCATGGAGTTGCCAATCGGAAGAGCTTGGCCAAGCCATCCAAGCCTTGGGATTTTTTATTCATGGGCGCGATGAACACTCAAAACTCGTTCAAGGGTGGGCGAAAGAGGAACAAGAGAAAAACGCCGCACGGTTGAAGATAGCAAAAGCCCTAAAACCTTGGTTGTCTTTCAATCCCAAAACAATTATTTTGATTAAAAAAGAAAAAAACGCAGATCGCGTAACTAAGTTTTGGAACTCTATCCTTAACCAGCAAACGACAAGATCGAAAATCTTTACTTCTTTCTCTCACGCTCACGAAAGCTACCATAGCTCAAAACCAAAGTTGACTAGGGAAGAATTCAGAGCAGTAATGAAAATGATCTAAATTATCTTGACAAACTCTGAAATTTTCAATATCATTTGCTCATGAGAGACAAGTTCGACATTTCCCACTCAATGATTCAGCTTCTTATTAATCTGTCACAAAGAGAAGTCGAAGATCTTAAGGATGGTAGCATTGGTCACATGGACCCTTGGCTTGCCTATTCGTTAGGAACCAAAGACGGGAGAGCAGAATTGGCGAAAGATATTCTTGAACATTTGGGACTAGTAAATTACAATTAAAAAAAACAACAACAACAAAAAAAATGGCCAAATATATCATTTCAAACTCCTCCATTACGTTTTTTCACAATGGAAGACCAACCAACGTCCAAAAAGGATCAGTCAAATATGCCAAAATCTTGAAAGCTTTTGATCTTCCAGAATCAAAGCAAGACGAGGCTATTGAGAATGTCCTCAATGAATCAAAAGTTTTTGCCGAAGAAGCTAAAAAAGAAGGCTTTGAATTTAAGGGTGACCAAGTTTTTATTGATGGAGAATTGCTCCCTCAAGTCTTAGTGGACAAGATTAATTCTTTGCGGAAAGAAGGACTGCCGATTACTCTTTTTCTGAATTTTTGGCGGAATTTGAGAATGAATCCGTCTTATCGTTCTGTTAATGAATTGTATCAGTTTTTAGAAAATACGGGTTTGCCGCTAACTGAGGATGGATGCTTCCTCGCCTATAAAGGTCTTCAAAAAAACTATTGGAGTATTTCAGGCAATACGAAGACAAACGTCTTAAAAGGCAAGGTTGATTTTTCGGGAAAGATTTTTAATGGAATTGGAGAAGCTATTGAAGTTGATAGAAAAGACGTTGACGATAATAGAGAAATTCATTGCTCGTCTGGTCTTCACGCCTCAGAAATCACTTATAGCACAAACTTTGCTCAAGGGAAGCTTGTCGTAGTTAAGATTAATCCAAAAGACGTTGTGAGTGTCCCATCTGATTATAACTGTAAGAAATTGCGGTGTTGCGCTTATGAGGTTCTTTGCGATGTTGAAAAAGAAATTCTAGTTCCCGCAACAGATAGTAGAGGCAAAGAAATTGTGGATAAAGCGCAAACAGATTTGACGGCTTTTGAAAAGCGTGTTCAGTCATACTTGGACAAGAAATATACACAAGGTTTTACCGCTGTTTATGTCAAACAAATCAGAAACAGTTTTAGTCCAGAATACCCTAGCGAAATTTGCGTTTTGGCAGCTTTGAACGCTCTTGGATACGTTTGGATTAAAGAAAAACGCGGGAGCCTTTGGGTTGCTCTTCGCTAACAAAACTCGGGGATAGAGGGGGAGCGGTTTGAAGCTTCCTCTCTTCTCTATTAAATCTTGACATTTTTTGAAAAAAGAGATAAAGTCTTTATACTAACTGAAAACAAAATAAAAATTTAAAATATGAAAGAAACATTAAAATTAACGGAACAAGAAGCCCGAATGATTATTTGGGGCGACGATGAAAATTTTAAAATCATCAATCAAACTATCGTTGATACTACTCGCTGGTCAATTATTACTAACATCATTGTTCAAAGACAATCGGACGGCAAGCTCTTCAAGTCTTGTTATTCCGAAGGCGCGACAGAATGCCAAGACGAAAGGCCATACGAAGGAGAAGACCCTGTTTTTGAAGAAGTCTTCCCTATAGAAAAGACAGTCATTGTTTATGAGTAAAAATTCTGTAACTAATGACGAAATTCGAACAAAAGCTTATTCAACATCTTATGCAGAAGGATGGGATAAGGCTTTTTGTAAGAAGCCGCAACAGTGGTTCGAAATTTTGTATGGAGATTCTGTTAAAATGCTTGATCCAGATGGATTCAGAAAAGAAGATGGAGTCACATGGGAAACTCCAGTGACAAAAAAAGAATTTGAGAAACGTCTCCCCCATTGCACTATAATTTGGAGGCCTTTAGATAAAAACTATAAATTATGATAAAGAGAATATTTTTTGATTATGATGAATCGATAATAAGCACGGTTTTTCGAGAACCCAATCAAAACCATATTCGTTTTTCTTTAAACGATGGGGAGATTTATTATACAATGATTCGCCCTTGCGCCAAAAGGGTTATTGAATTTTCTCGAAAACTTGTTGGGGTTGAAAATGTTTTTGTTCTTACCGCAGCGACAAAAGATTACGCTTGTGAAATAAATCGATTGGCTCAATTTGCATTTCCAGAATCTCAAATCCTCGCCAGAGAAGACGTTTCTGCGTATACATATAGCACCGCATATGGAGGATCAGCAGTTGTGGCGAGCGAATACGCCAACAAAGATAACGTGTTGATTGATAATCTTGACCCTAGATATAATCCCGACAAAATATCTTATTTGGGGATTTGGAAAACCCTTGACACAAACTATTTTAAAGTGAGAGATTATTATGGAGCAAACTTCCCTAATGATCCGTTTGAACAAGATGTAATGGAATTTTTAGAAAAGAGAAATAACCAATGAAAGAAGAAGAACAAAGAATAGCCTTGGCTGAATTATATGGATACCCTAATATCCAAAGAGTTAATAAAGGGGAATTTGGAGGGCTTAGAGAGACTCTCTTAGAAGAAAAACGCATTGTTCCATCTTTCGTTAGAAATTTAGACGATCTTAGTAAATTACTTGAGATTCTTGGAGTAAAAGATAGAAGCAATAATATTTTAAGAGTTAAGTGGGTAAATAATTTAAGAACAATCGTTAGCCGTAGAATGCCAAAAAATAAGTCTGGCACAGCATTAACTAGTGATGTTGATCTTTTACTTGCCAACTCCGAAGAAATTGCCGAATCTATTTTAAAAACTTTTAATAAATGGGTCGAATAAGTTAACACTACTATAATAAACGATACCATGTCTTTTACAGAAAATAAACCAGAGTATTACTTCCAAAAATATTTGGACCAACTGATGAAAACAAACGAATTGACGATATCTGTTGAAGAACTTTTAGCGTTTGTTGAGTTGGCGGCTCGCCCAAAAAGGCCAGACGGAACATATAATTATTGCCGCGAAGCTTTAGAGCAAAAAGCCAAAGAGATCTTGAAATCTCAGGGAAAATAAGGAAGCTTAGCAGTCTAAGTGTAAAGATAGGATGGACGATGATCCTTTCGACTTAAATACTCCAATTTATAGCCGTAAAGATAAAGTATTAATTTTTATTTTTGGGGTTATATATCTTTTTATAGTTTTTGTTTGCTTACTTAGGTATTTTTGATATAGTCATTTTATGACAAATAAAGCTTCCTATATCTTGTGTCAAGATGACGACTGTAATTGGTATATGGTTCCAGAAGAAAAACTAATTGAATTTAACGAATGGGCCGATGCAATGACCGCTTATAACCCATTTAGAGAAGGTCTTAAAAGCCCAGCTCTTCCAGAGTCAGTAACATCTATTGATGGGCCTCACTCTATTAAAATCCACTCTTACACAGAAAATTAATTATGAAACTTCTTGGAGTGAGAGACGGAAAGACAGTTTTGGCTTCAATTAGCCAAAACGAATGATCTTTTAGCTTTTGTTAAATTGATCGCTGGGCCTGAAAAGCCAGGCGGAACCTATGACTATTGTAGGAGAGCTTTAGAGCAAAGAGCAAAAGAGATTTTAAAATTCCATCATGAAAAGCAAAGCGACAGCCTTACTTCTATCTTACGCAAGACAGAGTAACCTCTTAAAGATAATCAACTCTTTAAGAAGTCAATCTGCGCCTATCGAGATATTTTTATGGAACAATAATCCCCTCGACAAAACAAAATATGATGTCGATCTTCAAATCGACTCTTCAAAGAATCTAATGTGCTGGCCTAGATGGTTCATGGCTAATTACGCATCTTCCGATTATATTTTTTCTTTAGATGATGATTTCATCTTTAGAGACGAAAAAGTCATTGAAGATTGTATTTTTTATTGTCAAAAACAAAACGACAAAGGAGCTATTGGTTTCTTTGGCGTCCATTTGAATAAAGATAAGTCTTATTGGGGATCAAAACATTTAGTCGCTGGAGAAACAGACAAGGTTGACATTTTAAAAGGCAGATTCATCTTTTGCCCAAAGTCTGTCTTAAGGTTGAACAGCGAGGCATTTGGAGCTTCAATAGACAATCCAAGAATAGAAGACGATATATTTATATCCTCATTAATAAAAAACAAAACGCTTCCACTTTTTTTAAGAAACAGATTCTTAAATCTGCCCGATTATAACAATGGACTCTATGCCCAAAAAGAGCATAAGGCATCAAGACAAGATAGCTGTCACAAACTTTTTAAATGAAAAAATATCTATTTGTTATTGCAAGATACCAAGACGAAAGACAGGATCTATTTGAGGAGTCTATTTCGCCTAAGAATAAAGATTATTGTTTTAGGCATGGAATGGAATATCTGCTAATAGACAACTCTTGGAATCTTCCAGACTTTAGAGAGAATCCTACTTGGTTAAAGTTCTATTTATTAGAACAGTTTTACCATAATGCAGAAATAGAGATGGGAGATAGGATTATACATTTTGATGCCGACATGGTGATAGTAAAACCAGACATGGAATACTTGACAGAAAAAAGTTTTTCTTACGCTATCGATAGCTGCAATAGCCACTGTATGGGAAACTTTTGTATTAATTTGAACGAGTGGTCGATAGGTTTAATCAAAAACATATTAGATGAAGACTTATACCAAAAAAACAAAAATATAAAATTCTGGCAACACTTCAGGGAGCAAGCCGCATGGTATTCTTTGGCTGGAATCCAACCATTTAATGGGCAGTCTTTTCTAACGCTGCCTCATTACGGGTTTCACTCTGCTCAAGCCGAAGATGCTAAATATATCGTCACAGAATTGCTCGATCATGTCGAAGTGAAAGATCCAATATGGAATGTTACTCTTCTGCAAGAAGAAATAGACAATCGGCAAGCGTGGGCATTAAGGAGACTTTTTATAAACAAAACCCTTCCAAATGATACCATCTTGCGACACTTCGCCAACAAACAACCTTGGAGAGAGGAATACCTACAATGATCGCGACCATTACAATGTGCAGCTTGGATTTTGACGAAGCATATATCGATCATTTTCTAGCTTTCTACGATTCTCAGGGAGTAGATCACCATTTCTTGATTTTGCACTCAAAAAGCCCCACTGATGAAAACGCTTATCGAGACTACTACTCTACCAAAAAAGCCTCTGTCTATTTTCAATATGGCGAATGGAATACGAAAGTCTCAGAAGATGCTAGGCACTTAGTCATCAAGGAATCAGGGCTAACAGATAAGGATTGGCTTATTCATACAGATATAGACGAACAAGCAGAATCTGTTGGCCAAACCCTAAAAGAAAAAATCAAGAAAATGGAGGCTAATGGGGAAAATTGTTGTTCAGGATCTATGATAGATAGAGTATCCGAAGACGGTTCGCTTCCAGAAATAATCCCCCAAAAACCCCTATCAGAACAATTTCCAAGAACAGCAGATATCGGACGCTCCATTCTATGGTGTCAAACAAAAAAAATACCCATAACAAAAGCTAATATCCTCGTCAAAGGAGGACATCATGAGTTAATGCCCGAATTCAAAAGCAAAGCTGTGTTTAATTCTGAAATATTAAAAGTCAATCATTACAAATGGACAAAAAATGTAAAAGAGAAACTTCAAGAGAGGGTGCTAACGCACAAGCAGTTTTTCCATTGGAAAGAATCAGCAAGATTTTTAGTTTTTTGGAAAAGGTCTAAAACATTCAAATCATTATTAAAATGATATCTAATTATACTTGTTTAATATTAACCCATGTGAACAAAACCACAGGCGAGCTACTGCTTCCTCACCTTTTGCCTTTACTTAAAAATAATCCAAAAATGTCAGTTCATGTCGTTATTGGAGAAGACCACCCTTTTGGCAAAAGATATAATTGGAGAAACGCAGATCAAGCTTTAAGAAAATGGTGGATAGAAAACGGTTCTTTAGTCGCTACAAATTGTGTTGCTATTATAGAATGGGACACTTTAGTTAATTGTGCATTCCCAGAAATTCCGTTTAATCTTGATCTTGTCGGCAAACAAATGTTCGTTGAGCCGTTGCACCTAAAGAATCAATGGGTAAGAAAAAGAATGTCCGATCTCGATTGGCATCAGGATTATTGGTATTGGTGGGGTGAGATTCCAAAACTAAAACTAATGCTTTCAGAGCGAGCCGTTGGGCTTATTTCGCTTGGCTGCTTTCTAACAAAGAAATGGGTTTTAGATAGCATTGCCCGCCCACAGTGGGACGAAGCTTATAGACAAGATATTATAAGCGAATTACGCTTGCCCACGATAGCGTCAATAGAAGGCGCGAGAATAGGGGAAATAAACTTGCCGTTTGTCGATTATAATGCAATGATATTTTCAGGCGAAAAAGAAATCTTCCACCCAATCAAAGAATCATGTTAAAAAATATTTTCACATATTGGGATGGGCCAAAGTCAGAAGTAATCGAAGACTTGGAGGAGATCTTAGAAAAACGCTGCTCTAAAGAGAGCTACGCTTTACACAAGCTAACTAAAGAATCTATCAAACAATACATCAAATTCCCTGATGCCGTTTTTGATTTGCCGCATATAGTAGACGCCACCGATTTCCTTCGCGTAAAACTATTAAAACAATATGGCGGTATCTGGCTTGATAGCGATGTTTTAGTTAGAGAAAGTCTAGACGGCTTATTTAAGAGCATCGAAGAGAAGAGTGGATTCTTTATAGGCTTTTATGTTTTTGGCAAGCTTATTGGATTTAATAATGCAATTTTAGGGGCAAAAGACCATACAGACTTTTATAAAAAATGGGAAGAGCATAACGACTTAATGTTTGAATCGAATACCCATATAGGAAAAAGCCTGCCATTTGGAAATTCCTACTTAAATCATAACGCCCGTAAAGCATCTCCAAATGATTTTTTGATATTAGATGGAGTCGGCAGCAAAATAGAACCCTTTTCTAGTCTGCGCTCAAGACTTTTGTTGGCGGAAGAAGATCCGCTAGATATTGTCAATTCAAACGCTCCACTAATTCATTTTTTCAAAAAGAACCATGCTAAATACGACAGCATGGAAATCTCAGAAAAAGAAAAAACCCTTCTTTATAAATTAATTAAAAAAACACAAAATGAAAACAATAATAGCGGGGAGCATACACATGATTAATATCGCAAAAGCAAAAAACCTAAAGGTTTTTGTTCATATTGTGTAAAAACCTCTTTACAAACTCCTAAAGAAAGAGTAGTGTATGGGCATGAAATTACTTGGAGTTACAAATGGCAAAAAAGTTATAGCGTCAATGGCTCACCATGATTTTGTTTCAGAGGATGGAATGATTGCTGACTCTGGCCAACCAACTACAAATATGTATGGCGGATATACCCGCTTTGGAGGTGGAGATGTCGTTTGGTTTCAAATTCCCCAAACCTTTGCGGAGCTATATAACGACTATAATTGCAATAACAAAAACCGCAAATACGGCGTTTGGAACATTGAGGACGTAAAAATCCTAGAAAAGAAAGATTGGCCTAATTGCGACTCTATCGAAGAAAAAAGCGAAGCTTTCTGCTGGGGGTGTCGCGGCATTAATGGAGACGAACCCCTTAAGTATGTTTTGTTGAAAAACTGCTCGATTGATCATCTAAAAGCTATTATCGAGACGCAGGGAAGAATTCATGGCAAAACAAAAGAAGTTATTGAGCATCTAATCTCTATAAAAACAAGAAAATGAAAGAAATCTATTACTACGAATGGTCAGACGATAGGATTGATTGGAAATTTGGAGGGGTCTTTTTCAACATTCTCCCCTGTGTAGATAAGGCCAGACAATGCTCTTATGCTGTCCGCTTTAAAAAAACAACTGCCGACTTTTCTAATACTGAAGAGGTTTCTTTAAATCTTGTTAAAACAGCTAAAGACCAAATCCAACTACTAGAAAAACTATTTCAATGACCGACATATCATTCACAGACGCCCATTTACGCACGATAGAACAAGCGTTAGAGGTTTATACTCGACTTCGCTTGGGACAATTTGATATAGCTATTGATGAGGCTTTCCCAGAAGCTTTTTTCTCTCATGAAGAGAGAGGAGCTATTCATAAATTTCTCAGATCATTAATTTTTCCAGAACCACCAATTCTTCGGTATAATGGTCATGGAGAATATTCTGATCAATATAACAACTTATACAACGAACAAAAAGAGATTCTGGGAGATCCTGATTGGGAAATGAAAAATTTCCTAGAAAGGGCAAATAATATGGGCATCGCTGGAGGATTTAATTCTTCTTATGGAATTGGCCATAAAAAAGCAAGAAACGGAGGACTGGCTTACGAAATCCGTCAAACAATTCGCCAGTATCTCGCCGTAAAGAAAAACGATGGATATTTTGAGAATATGTATGTAACTTACGATGACCCATGTAAGGTAACAGAAGAACCATTGCCGATTATTAAAGGATTCTTAAAAGAGAAAACTTTCACAGTCGAAGATGATAAAATTAACCGTCAACTGTGCAAATTTTTTGGTCAAAAAACTAATAAAAAATGGCCAAAAATGTGGGAACTTATCGAGAAGAACTGCGGTCTTCCTAACGATATCGAATCCTCTCATCGCAGACTAAACTTTAATGAAGATTCCCAAAAATGGGAACTTATTTTACAAAAGCCAACAAAGAAACTAAAAAATGCCTTATATTAAACAAGAAGATCGAAAATTCCTAGATGAAAAACTTCTTCCAGATAGCGCTGGCGAATTGAATTATTGCATTCATGTTTTGCTAGAGAGGTATTTAGGTGTCGCTGGAGAGAACTACCAAAGCTACAATGATATAATTGGGGCGCTTGGGTGCGTTTCTATGGAACTATATAGGCGGCGGGTAGCATTTTTAGAAAACAAGAAGATCAAAGAAAACGGGGATATTAGTTTTTACGAAAATTTTTAAAAAATGAGAGAAATTCGGACCTTTGTGGACAAAAATAGATACAAGTGCGTTTGGATGTTTGATCCCATTTTCTGCGCTAGTATTTATGTTACAGTTGGGATATCTAACGCGGAAGAAATTAATCTATGGATAGAAGATAATTTTAAAATAAAAAACGCTTCAAGCGATAGTCAATTTAACGCCCGCACAATTACCATCGACCATGGAATGAATGTTTGTATTTTCTTTAAATCTTATAAATTTGATTCAACATTTTGTGCAAATCTATCCCATGAAGCTTTTCATGCAGCCCATATGATTTTGTCTTACAGGGGGCAAGGAAATAATGATCCAGACGGAGAAGAAGTTCATGCCTACTTTAGCTCTTGGATAGTTAAAGAAACTTTGGATGGGTTAAAGAGATTAAATAAAAAGAAACAAATAGAATGAATAAACTAAAAAACACAATTTGCTACCTTTGCGGCAACATGGAAAACACGGAGGACGCTGAAAATTGGAGAGATTCCTTCACAAAAGATCTTGAGAAAATCAATATCAAAGTCCTTAATCCTACTCGTCCAATGTTTCATGATCAATTGAGCGAATCAGAGGATATGCGCAATAAATTTAAGAAAATGCGCGAAAATAATGAATTTAGCGAGCTTCATGATATAATGAAGAATATTATTCGGCGTGATTTGAGAGCCGTCGATCTTAGCACTTTTGTTATAGTCAAACTAGAACCAAATAAGGCAACGTGGGGGACCACGCATGAAGTCATTCAAGCTTCCTCCCAAAGAAAGCCTATTTTCTTTATGATTAATAAAAGATCAGAAATGCCTCTTTGGTTAGTTGGGCTAGTAAATATGGATTTTGTTTTTGAGAATAAGGAAGAGTTATTTAAAGCAATCTTCGACCTCGACAGTGGGAAAAGAGATATGGATTCAAAATACTGGAAAATCCTTTTGTCATAACTAAGATGAGCAAATTAGCTATAATCGGAACTGCTGGCCGAAAAGATGACGCAGCAAAGCTCTCCAAAATCCATTGGCAAAGGATGCTTGATGCCGCCAGATGCATAATTAGAAAAGAAAAAACAACTTCCATCATTTCTGGAGGCGCAGCCTGGGCCGATCACATTGCGGTAGAGATAGGTATCAAAGACAAGGTAAAAACAAAAATCTGGTTGCCCGAAAACGGTAGAGATTTAAGCACTCTACACGGTTATCATGGAAAGTTTAGCTCCGCAAGAGAAAAGGACACTTGGAAAGAACTGAACGATTGCTTCAAATTAAAACATTTTAATATCCAAAGTTTCGGCGGATTTAAAGATCGTAATTCAAAAGTTGCAGATGAAGCTGATTTATTTTTAGCGATGACTTTTGGCGATAAAGATCAAGTAAAAGAAGGGGGAACTGCCGACACAGTAAGAAAAATGAGGGTGCGAGGGATAAATGGTTATCATTTAGACTTGAATGTTCTGAAATTATACTGTATAAGATGGACATGACTAAAAAACTAATAACCCTGTTCACGATTTTAACCCTGTTCACGCCCACCGTGAACGCAAAAGAAGTATTGGCTAGAGTTACCTATTATTGGGGCGATAAAATCACTTCTACGGGTAAGAAGCCCATCTGCGGCAAAACCCTTGCGGCTGACCCCAAAGCGATCCCCTACGGCTCTATAGTTAGCATTTCCGCGATGAAGAAACAGTTTGTTGTTAGCGACACAGGTTCGGCTTTGGTTTCTAAAAAAGCTTCTAAAGGGAAAACAATCGTTGTTGATGTTTTTTGTTCTTCCAGAGCAAAGGCTCAGTGGTATATCAAAAATTACCCACAGTATATGAAAATCAAAATAGAGAAAAAACATGATTAATCACGAAAGAGGGGATATTCTTGAGTTTTTTAGAAGTGGGAAAGTCAATACTGTTTTGCATTGCGCTAACTGCCAAGGAGTAATGGGAAGTGGAATAGCTCTTCAAATTAAAAATCAATTTCCAGAAGCTTACAAATCATATAGACTACATGAAGAAACAAGCGGTCTAAAATTAGGAACTAATAGTTTTGCTGGATTTCAAAATGGTTATATATTTAATCTTCACGCTCAAAAAAATTATGGAACCCAATGTCGCCAAGTTAATTACGAGGCCCTTTACCGCTGTTTTGAGGGTGTGCGGGAAGAACTGATTGGTTTAAATTTTAAGGGTATCATCGGTATTCCCTATAAAATGGCGAGTGATAGGGCTGGCGGCTCTTGGATCGTCGTGAACGCAATGATTCAGGACGTTTTTAAAGGGTTTGAAGTTTTAATAGTCGAATATAAAAATAATTTATGAATCTTGAAACCTTCACAGTAGGAATTTCGACGGCTCTTTATTTTATTACTGGAACCAGTTTTGCCCTAAAAGGAAATTTCCCTTGGGCGCTTACTTGGTATGCTTATGCTTTCGCAAATGTGGGATTAATTTTAGCAGCACAAAAATGAATACCAAGCAAGTTATAATTTGGAATAACGCCCTAAAATGCCGCAAAGGAAAAATCGGGAGCCAATGCGCCCATGCGTCTATGGCATTTTTAACTAAAGATGTAATGTTTGGAACTGGACATTTTGTATACAAGATACCGATGGAGCATAAATTAGAGTGTGAGCTGTGGCTTAAAACATCCTTTCGCAAAATTGTCTGTTATGTTAATAGTGAAGAAGAGTTGATGGAGATTCACCAAAAAGCTCTTGACGCAGGATTAATTTCCCATTTAGTTATAGACAATGGGGCTACAGAATTTAATGGAGTTAAAACGCCCACGGCAGTTGCAGTGGGGCCGCATTTTGAAAATAAGTTCGAAGGAATTACTGACCACTTACCATTGTTGTAATTTCCCTCTATGCCTCCCCAAAAAAAATGAACAACAAATATATAAAAATAATTAAAGACCACGACAAAACCCTTTCCTTCCTCGCTAAGAAATGGACAAAAGCAGAGATGAGAAAGAAAAAGTCTTGGGTCAATAAGATTAATGACGCCCTCGATACTAGACTAGACTTGATGAAGCTTCGTGATGAAGATAATTGAACTAATCTTAATATCCTTTGTTTTAAATGTCCTCTGGTCGATGATGGGCAGGGCAAGAAACAGAAATAATGTTCTGTATCATTCCTTGCTCGTCATAGTCTCAAATTTCCTCTGGATATTCTTTATGAAGGAACTTATATCCTCTGATACCCAAACGATGTTATTTTCATGCATAGGGTCATCAATTGGGGCAATTCTAGGGCAACCGATATCCATGTTTATTGAGAAAAAGATTGGCGCGAAGAGCGATGACCATATAATACCGAAATGAGCGTTTACTTCACCAGCGATTGGCATCTTTCACATACTAATTTGCCAAACTTTAGAAAATATATCTCTTCTCCAGAAGAAAACGAAAAACTTCTTGTAGAAGCCTACGAGAAGATTATTAAAAAACAAGATGTTGTTTGGTTTCTTGGAGACGTTGCTTTTGATAAAAGAGGGTTAGATGTAATAGGAAATCTAAAAGGCAGAAAAAGACTAATTCTAGGAAACCACGATCTAGAAACAACAAACGCCGATCAAATGGCTGTTTTTGAGGAGATCCACGGAATGGTCCGATATAAAAAAATGTGGTTGACTCACTGCCCAATTCATCCTGACGAAATGAGAAGATGCGTTGGGAACCTATGTGGGCATATCCATGATCAAGATATTATGAAAAAAACTTGGTATGGCAAAAAAGTTTTAGACAAAAAGTATTTAAATTGCTGCGTTGATGCTATTTATAGAAATACTGGCAGATTCTTCTATACTCTTGATGAAGCAAAAAAGCATTTCAACATCTAATATAATAAGTGTAATAAAAAATATGAAAAAAATTCTCCCTTTAATTAATATGGAACTTTCAGAAGCGGCGGTTAAAGATGCCGAAAAGTTCGGAATTACAGCTTTTATCGAAGGAGAAGGGGAAAATAAAGTCGTTTGTTTTGAATCAAAGGCTTATATGGAAGATTCTCCAAAAGTATGCGTGGAAGACATGCATTGTATGGTGAAAGCAATGTTGAGCGAATTTGAATACCAAACCAAATGGATGCGCGAAGATATTTCTTATTTAAGAGATGCTTTTTATAAACACACGGGAGCTGGACATTTACCCCACATAGCTGACGCTGGATCGATGACTAAGGCTTTAAAAGTTTTGGGCCTTGGAGATTCTTATAAGGTCGAAATCCCACGGGTTTACGTTCAATATTAATTTTTAATATTTATTTGCCGCGCTGATTCTTTTAGCCAAATAGCAATAATTTCTTGACTTCGCCTTAATTAAGGGTAATCATATACATGAAAAACAAGTATATGAAAATCAAAACAGTAAAAGAGCTGATCGAAAAGATCGATGATGACGTAAAAGAAGATATCGATTTCGAAGATTATCTTTTTTCTAAATATCCAGATCTGTTTGAAACAGACGAGGAAGGAAAGCTTCTACCTCAATCTCAAAGATGCTGGAATTCTTGCCCCAAGGGGTGGGAGAAGATCGTTGACAACCTTTTTGGATGCATCCTTGATTATCAAAAAAATACTACTCAAGTAGTCCTTGACCCAGACAAAAAATTCAGATACTCTCTTTATAAGGTTTGGACGAAAGCGAAGGCAAAAATCGATTACTTTTTCTGCCCTTGGGATAAACACTCCAAACTCCTCATCACTAAAGAACAAAAAGAAAAACAAGATAAAACATTTGCGGCAAAGGTTCGTCGCCTGACATCAAAAATCGATCAAAAGATCCGTAATAGTCAAAACTTTTATATTAATAAAAAACCGCGACCAGTAAAAGTCGCCCAATATAAAGAAAAATTTGGATCGCTTAGATTTTATATTGACGGTGGAGATAAAAACGTTAACGGAATGATTCGACTAGCAGAATATTTAAGTTTAAAAACTTGTCAGGATACTGGCGAAAAAGGCAAACTTAGAATTATAAGAGGTTGGTATTCTGTCCTTAGCGACGAAAGAGCAAAAGAATTAGGAGCAAAAGACATTTAAAATAATGAAAGAGATTCAAAACACAGAAGAACTCGCTGATGTTCTTGATCAAATGATTTCTAATCAGAAAGAAAAGAAAGCAAAAACTTATGTTGCTCAATATAAGGGGAAAAATTTAATTATGCGTTCTGGAAAGAGTAGCTGGAAACAAATTGGTCACGCTAAATCAGCTATTCTTTGTCATTTTAATTCATTAGAATCAAACTATGTTTTTGAGCAGATAGATCCTTATATTGATAGTCAAGGCGTAATGCGCAATAATTATAATTATAATAAAGAAAATCAAGAACGCCGAGAAAAAGAATTTCGCGAAAAGCTTTTTAGTCTTATCGAAATTGTAGAATTAACACAATGAACGCTGTAACAGCAAATACAAAAACAACCCTGCTTCTTAATAACGCATGGCAACCAATTACAGTTGTCACCGCACGGGCCGCATTTCAGCATTTGCATAAAAAAAGAATTTCCGCGTTAGACAAAAACAGTTCTGTGTTTCATTCTTTAGATAGCTGGAATAGTCAAGCAGAATATTATGATGATCAACCGTTCTTAAGAAGCGCCCACGCAGGTTGGCCAATTCCTACAGTAATTATCGTAACAAGCAAATTCTTCAGAAAACCAAAAAAAACAAAATTAACTTTATTTGATCTTGCAAAACTTTGCGACTATACTTGTCAATATTGTTTTGAAAAATATCATTTAAAAGATTTAACCCTCGATCATATTCATCCAAAGAGCAAGGGCGGCAGCAACGATCATAATAATCTCGTTCTAGCTTGCCGCAAATGCAACCTCAAAAAGGCAGACCTGACTCCTTGGCATGATAAGAATGGACAAATACCAAAACCACCTGCAATTCCAGCCTTAATGCTTAATGCAGAAAAAATTCGCCAAGAATGGAATTATTTCTTGAAAAATTTGTGGTAATGAGTATTATTAGTGTAAGAAGCTTCGACAGCTTTATTAAAATGAGATATTCCTTTACATCACTCACGCAGAAACCCGCAATTAATTGCGAGTGGGATCGTGGGTGACTCAGGGGCTAAAAAATGATTTTTTTTGGCCCAACCCTTAAAAAGTTGGGCTTTTTTGTTGGAATAAAGAGGAAGAAGAAAAAAAGACAAAAAGATGTTGACAAAATCAGGAAACTAGATAAAGTCTAAAACATCAACGGCAGCGAGCGCCAAGAAGCCGCAAAGGTCCGAAAGGGAGATTAGGGTGAAATAAACCTACTAAACAGAAATTTTTATTATGGCAATATTCCGCTTGCCTGTTAAGTTTTTTCATTTTTGAGTTTTTAATTCGAATGAAGTTCAGCGGATAAATTTTCAGGTTCTCGACAATAGCGGGTGATTCCGTCAAGATAGAAAACCGTAGATGAACAAGCAGCCACTGGAGATCTAATCAATCGAGTAAGAGCGGCTTTAGTAATCTTAAATTTTAAACATGCTATAGTGTAAAGGTTAGCACGACACGCTTTCAACGTGTCATTGGAGGGTTCAAATCCCCCTAGCATGACCAATTTATAGATTCAGCCTCAAGAGCGGTGCGACTCCGATATTGATTAGTGTAACAGATTGCACGGGGGCGTCAATCAGGCATTAGCGTAACTTGGTATCGCGCAACATTTGGGATGTTGAGATTGTGGATTCAAATTCCACATGCCTGACCAATTTTACAAATTTTAAGGAAATGTAGGTTCGACCCCTACCGATACGCTTATTGCTCGTCGTCGTCTAATGGTAGGACACCTTTATTTTTCAATCGCAGGTAATTCGAATGGTTCAGAAAGGGGTTTCATAAGCCTCGTAAGCGAGTTCGATTCTCGCACCTGCAATTTTCAAACGCTCCCTGCTTGCAAGCGTAACGGTTTCATGAGCCGTATGGGGAGCGACCATTTTCAAAGCGTGTTCGGCAGAGTTGGAGAGTGCTGCGCTGGATTGTAAACCCAGAACATAAGAACCATAGGGGATTCGACTTCCTCAACACGCACCAATTTATACAATACCCCACAATGAGGGCTTATTCTGAAACGTCAATGGCGAAGAAGGCGAGAAAACCGATTACGCTAGACACCTGAATAAGAGCGACCTGAGCGGGGAGCCAATTTATGGATAATTTATCGCAACGGCTTGCGACTCTGCCTTGAAAACAGGTGATTCCGTTAGTAGCGGGATGGGGATCGACACCTCAGTTATCCTCCAATTTTTAAACGCACGGGCATGTTCCAAGGCTAGGCGACGAAGACTCCAAATCTTTGTGAGTAAGATTCGATTTCTTATCCGTGTGCTTATTTATAATCTCAATGATAATATCCAAGTATTTTTTAGAAGTATTAGGCTTGACGTATTTTTGAGAGCTTGTGTCTATTATACATAATGAAATACCAGCTTCTCGACAGGCTGCGAATTTTCGCTCATCATTGTTTTGGATTTTATCTAATTTTTCTTCTCCATATATAGGTTCATAATGGAAGATTCCGTTTAATTCAAAAGCCAATTTTATGATTTTTTAATGGACTGCAAGCATTAAATTGATGCAAGATGCTTTTAACATCTAGAACACGGAGAGTTACCGTGGCGGTTCACCAATTTTACTATCCTACTCTAATGGCAAGAGGGCATCCTGTTAAGATGTTGTATTCCGTCTAGAACGGTATCTTGGTTCAAGCCCAAGGGATAGTGCCAATTTTTACCCTGTTTAGCTGAGTTGGCCTTAGCGCTAGATTGAAGATCTTGAGACGGTAGTTCAATTCTACCAACAGGGGCCAGTTTTCAATGAGCGGCGTATGAGTGATATAAGTGGCGATCCAATGGGACAACATCCACGCCTGATTCACAATAATTACGAGGTATCCCGCTCACCTTTTTATGCGCTGTAAGTGTTACGTTAGCACGGGTTCCTTCCAAGTATCAAGCGCGGGTTAGACTCCCGCACGGCGCACCAATTTTTCCTCACCATTATGGACAAAGATCCCATAATGCGCTATATTAACGAGCGTCTAGGTCGCTTCTAGAGGGCTAATATAGTAATCCGACGCAAATTAAAGTATGATTGGGGTAGCGACCGATAGGAAATAGTCACTGTGATTTTCGGTAGTGGGGAAATCTTTTAATCCGTGAGTAACTTTAATGGTAAAAGTCCTCTTTGTGAAAGAGTATAATGTCAGTTCAAGCCTGACCTCGCGGACCAATTTAAGGCCGATTAGTGAAATTGTATATCACGCAAAGCTACGAACTTTGTATTGTCAGTTAGAATCTGATGTTGGCCACCAATTTTCAATGCGGTATAGTCAAAAAAACCCGAAGTAAAAGTTAGGAAATCTCGGCCTATACTAGAAAAAGGAGATCATAGGGTATTTCGGAGTCCCTTGCAAGGCAGTATTGACGAACTGCCACCGCACCAATTTCGGACCCCGCAATGAGGGTATTCAAGGAGGGAATTCGATCCTCTTTCTCGTAATCCGTAGGTTTTTGCAACGGCTTGAATGAGCGACCTGATCGGGGGCCGAACCAATTTTAAATGGAGTATTAACCCCTAAGCTTGGGGCGCATTTTGGAAAGATGATGGTGGTCGAAGGTCATGGGCTTGGATTGCTCAGTGTTCTTCCAATTTTAAATGGAAGATAATGCCGCCTCGGTGGTGGTCGTTAATTGTTAATTAGAGGGAGGTCCTAAGAAGTTTTTGAGTTCGATCTTCATGTCTTTCTTATTTTTTAATGTTTTTTCGCGAGTAGTGGATTAATTACCCATAAAAATGATTAAATATTACGCTAGTTGTCCTCTCTAGAAGGACCAAGAAACATAACAAAAGGTCTAGTGTTAAATTTTATATTCTGGAGTCGCTAAGTGGTCGAAAGCACCTACCTTGTAAGTAGGAATACAACACCGTGAGTTCGAATCTCACCTCCAGATCCACTTTTAATGGACCGTAAGCTTTGACGTTGAAGCCCTTCTTGGTATGAAGGAAGAACAGAGTTAAAATCTCTGACGACCCTCCAATTTTACCTCCTGTAGTTAAAACGGCACATATAACCTCCGATTGATAATTGGAAATTACTCGTTCGATGCGAGTCGGGAGGACTGTAATTTGACTAAAATAAAAATACTCGTTTGACCAAAATCGTGTAATAATGAGTATGAATAAATTCGAATTAGAAAGGTTGATTAAACAAAAATTATCTCAAAGAGAAATTGCTGAGAAATACTCCTGTAGCCAATCTACAATCAAATATTGGTTAAAAAAATTTGGATTTAAAAGCTGCGCCTTTTCTGGCCCAAAAGGGCTCGATGACAAGCCTAGAAAATCCCAAATAGATGCTGTCGATTGGGATTTTATTCAAAAAGAATACGATTCTGGACTTTCTTATAGAGATTTGTTGGAAAAACATGGCATTAATCAGTTAACAACTAGCCAAGCTAAAAAAAGAGGGTTATTAAAAACTCGTTCTAGTAAGGATGCTTTTAAATTATTTATAGATAATTTGTCAGAAGAAGAAAAATTTAAGCATTTCTCTCACAAAGGTAATAAAAATGGCAATCAAGGAGGTTATCGGGCTAAGGCGGGACGCAGTAATAAATATTATGTAAAAGATAGTTTTGGCAATGAAGTTTGCCTACAATCTAGTTACGAAAAAAGAACGGCAGAGATACTAGACGACTTGGATATTAAGTGGATTAGGCCAAAATATTTAAAATACGATAATAAAAAATACTTTCCTGACTTTTACTTAATAGATAAAAACATATATCTTGACCCTAAGAATGATTTTTTAGCGGTCAAAGATGAAGAAAAAATTAAAAAAGTTCGCGAGCAAAATGGCGTCAGTGTTCTTATTTTAAAGGACGAGCAAATAAATAAAGCTTTTATAAAAACATTATAAAGTCAGATCTTATCTCTGATTTTTAATCTCTTTAATATCGGTCTTCATTTCAACCAAATACTCTTTAATTGTTTTCTGAGACTCTTCTAAAGCAATAACTCTTTTGTCTGTGGCGACAATCTGAGAGTCAATAATCTCTTTCGCTTTTACGAAATCAGAAGAAGAAAATCTACTAGCACTTACTCTCTCTGAGCTAATCTGTAGTTCAGTAATATCTTTTCTCATTCCGTCCATTTTAGCGTAAGTATCCGCTAAAAAATAGCCTGTAATAGCAAGCCCTATAGAGGTAAGAAAAGAAAGGGCCTTGATTAATAATTCGCGATTCATGATAGATAAATAGAGCTAACCTTCTTTACACAAATTTTTTGATTTAAAAATAGAAAAGCAGAAAATGCTTAAATTTAATTGCCCTATAGTTTAGCTGGCTAAAACAGAAGATTTTGAATCCTCAATTCTCTTTTCAAGTAAGAGTGGGACTGCTTTTTTAAAAAGCCAATCAAGGCTCACTTATACCAGTCTGACAAAATAAGTTTATATGACAGTTTTGAACTTCTGTCAATTTTAAGGGGCGCGTGGCTACACGGGTGTAGCACTTTCCTTGCAAGGAAGCATTTTAGTAAAAAGGATTCAACTTCCTCGCGCTTCATTTTTCCTCTTGACTTCCTTCTCTTTTTCCGCTACTCTTTGCGCATGAAGGAAATCACAGGCTACTCAGGCGATTCTTATTGGATCGACAATGAAGAGATTCAAGCGACCGAAGAGCAACAAAAGATTCTTAGCGAATTGATTGACATCGATTACGATCCCCCAGAAGACGAAAACCTTCACGCTCTTCGTCATTCCGCGCCAGAATACGAAAAAGGAATGGGCGGTTATGTTTATGGAGAAATATTGGAAAAATGGGCGGCAGACAAGCCTCAAGTAAAAGTCTTCCATTTTGACGATACAATGTTTATGAGTAGTATTGGGTTTATTGTCCCTTCTTCCAGTAAATATGAACACATGGGCTTGAGTGTTATTCTTTGTCCTCAAGCTGGAGACGTAATGGAGTTTTTCCTATATACTGGTCATGCGGGAACCATGCTTAGAGCATTAACGGAAGCAATAAAAGAGTCTGGAAAATTTCCTCGTATTAATAATAACAAACCTTCAAGGGCTATAAAAGAACGCTTAAAAGAAAAACTTTTAGAGTTACAAAAATAAATTTTTAATGGGCGGTTGGCTCGACTGTTTAGGCAGATGATTGCAACCCATCTTTAAGTGAGTTAAATTCTCACACCGCCCTCCAATTTTCAAATAATGAGCGCCCAATGAAAAACGGGCTATTGCCGCGCAAGCGGAGGAGAGGGATCTTGGAGACTTACTCGCCAGTAGCATTGCTCATTTCCAGTTTTAACAAATCGGCGTGGAAAGCAGACACGCAGGAACATAAGTTGGCCGAAAGTATCAGACGGAGACACACCGAGAATGCTGATATGAGTAATCCGACCTTGACCGAAGAGATAACCCGTGTGTGGGGAGTAAATAGAATGGCTGAATACGCTTGTGCGAAGGAAGCTTATCCTATTGGTCCAAAAAAGACTTCTAATCAGAGTAGCGACTGATATTTGTTAATATTTTCTTGCTTTATTCTTTAATATCTATAACATATACCTATGAGCGAAATCATCGATGGAACTATTTATTTAACCAGAGAAGACCTGAACTCTAGATACGAATTCACTGATATTAAAGAATTAAAACTCCCAATGTTTATCAAAGATTTTCACATGTTTCTCTCCGCGAAAGAAATTATCTTTACCGATGATGATAGTGAGGAGCATGTCTTTAAAAAAATGGCCAAGTGATGGAATTGCTTTACATACTAGTTTTAGAAACTAGGTTTTGCGGGTTGGAGTCCCGCCTTGGCTACCACTTTACAAAAATTTCTGTTTATGATCAATCAACTTAAAAACATAACCATCAGCGTTAGCGATCCAACAAGATTTAAAAGTGTCCAACTCACCCTTAATTGGGACGCAAGCTTGGAGGATTGGATCGACACATTTAAAACAATTTTAATCCACCAATCCTTTACGGAAGACACTGTGAAAGAATTATTTATGGATAAGGACGAGTATTTTATGGACAATCAGATCGATATAGATTAGTATTCGGCTATGAAATTTAGAGTTTTTAATAAGAAAACGAAAGAATATATGCCCTCTGGTTATTTTACAAATTCTCTTGGGCAGTTATTTATGGAAGATGTTATGGATGGATACGTCCATAGAGAAGAAGACGAGGATTTAATCGTCCAGTTTTCTACTGGAATTATGGGGGAATGCGGAGAGGAAATTTATGAAGGAGATATTGTTTCTTGGGAAGACACTCAACTAACCGAAAACGGATTAATATACAAAACCAGAGAAGCTGGGATAGTTTATTCTCCGTCTCTGGCAGCATTCGTTCTTGATATTTATGGCCGCCACCTATTTGATGATAAATATGGCGATTTTCAATACTTATATAATCAACAAAAATACACAATTAAAAAATGAAAGCATGTCTTACATCTCACTCAACAAATTATGACAAGTGGTTTTGCGGCGAGAGTTATAGCTATTCGTTTCTAGCTTATCCTGACAAGAATAGAAACTGTTCACGAATTGGAGTAAACTTTGAAGAAACGGATTACCCTTTATTTTCTGATATGCAAAAAGATGATGAATTTGAGCTAGAGGTCATCCTAACAAGAAAGCCAAAGATAAAAACAGAAACCAAAACTTTCAAATGAGCGTGGAAGACGAAACGTGGGATAAAGATCCTAAATATTGGGAGAAAGACTGCCGAAGAAATCCTTATTCAAAATGCCGTAAATGCGATAAGCTTCTTGGATTAAGTGAAGAAAATAAAGATGATTATCATGACAAAAGTTATTGTTTAAAATACTCTTACGAAGAATATTTAAATTTTAAAAATATGTGTTATGGCTCAGAGATGGGGCCATATACCCCGATAGAATACATTCCTGAAATTTGGCAAGTCAAAAAAGATACAATTTATTCAGTCATTGATTCTTTAAAACTTGGATTAGAATACGCCGAAGAATGCTTGATTACTCACGACAACAATCTTGGCCGAACAATTCCCAGAAATAAAAGAGAAGCAGAGTGTATTGAAGCTCATATCACGCAAATTAAAGAATCAATAAAAGAGTTAAAGGGCCAATGAGAAAATCAACAAAATGCCCATGGTGCAAAAATAAAATGAACGATTATTATTATTTTTATGATTCTTCCAGACCCGAATCATCTATTCATGCTTATTTCTCTCGTTGGATTAATGAAATGGGCGAGACAAAACCATATTTTATCTACACAAGAGAACAGATAGAAAAGTTAGCTTTAATACTTCCCGAAACAAAGAAAAAAAGATTGCTTAATCTTAAAAAGGGGAGTAATCTAAAAATGTCTCGTCTGCATTCCTGCGGAGACTTAATGATCCGCAGAACAACAGAAGAAGAGGTTTCTGTTTATTGTCGGATGGAAGAATTGAATAAAGAAAAAGAAACGCTAGATAAAAAAATCTTAGAGCAAACGAAAGCTCTCCACGAAAAATTAAAAATAGTCAAAAAGAGTCAAGCGACTTTAAATATCAGACGAGAAAAATTAAGACCCAAAAGATAATAGTAGAAAAACTATATGACATTGAATTCTACATGCCGCCGCCTGTAGATAAATGGGCAAAAATGGAGTTTAAAATATATGACCTCAGAGATTAAAGAATTCATAAAATCCCAAGGACTACTTATCTGTCCAACCTGCAATGGAGAAGGAGATTATGATACATTTTGTGGACATTACACAAGCGAAACCTGTTCTAGCTGCCTCGGCAGCGGAATAATCCGTTCTCTCAATAAACAAAAATACAGTAAAATCTGTATAATTTGTCAGGGGCGGGACGGTGGTTGCGGAGGGTGCAATTTCCACCCACAAGGTTTAATTGAGTGGGAGACTTTTGAAATTTATTAATTTATGAAAAACGAAAAACTATACACAATCGAATTCTACATGCCTCCACCTGTAGACAATTAAACTAAAAATGAATAGCCGAAAAAAGTGCGCTTGCTGTGGTAAAATGACTTACAACTGGCAAAGAATAAATAGATCTCCTTGGCATTGTTATGACGGTTGTTTTTCCACAACAGGAACAGACAATAGAACTAAAGACGGAACGCCATTATGGAAAGGCGGAATTAAAAAATAATATGAACATTCGCAAAACAACACATAAAAGAATAGAATACCGCAACGGAGAATTCGGCCTTTTGCTTACTACAGAGAAAATCGGCACTTCTTTTCGCGTCTTGACAATGAAAGACAAAACTGGATGCATCATCCATCATTCGATTAATGGCAAATATCTAGGAACAAAAGACGAATTTCCCTTAGATATTATCTGGATTGAAGAATAATATTGACAAATTTTAAAAATACACTAAAAACAACACATGAGTCCGAACACGAATACGACAGATAGTATTGCAATCTTAAATAATACGCCTAGTCTCGCAGACTTAGGCATCGATTTGAGTCAGCTTAAACCAAAACCCCTGCGCCCCGATCAAATTAATTGGCCGAGGTCGCAACGGAAACGCCGAAAGAATGCTCGCCGCGCATTTGCCAACGGAGTAAAAACAACTTTTAATTAATATAAAAGATGAACCTTTCAAAATTTTTAGCTTATTCTTTTTGGATTTCTTTTATCTCTAATGCTTTTTGGATTCTTAGCACTCAAAAATTAACGCTGGGGCTATGACGCCCGCAACTGAATCAGACCATGGAAAGTAACAGCAAAGCTATTGAGGGTCGGTCATCAGCCGCATGGATTAGTGTTCACGAGCGACTTCCTGAACACCTCCAGCATGTGCTGTGGTGTTACGCTGACGGAACGGGCGCGTCTTCCTGGTATCGCTACCCGATCACAATGCACCGTGGTGACTTTTTCCGCCACAACCCAATGCAGGGAGAGTTTCGCCTCGATTGCCGACCTGTGCGACAAGACCTTGTGGCGTGGTGGATGCCGATGCCCTTTCCGCCGAACGCCAATGTGGACGCATCCCCACCACTAATACCCCAAGACCATGCAAAACGATAAATCAATACCGAAGTCAGAAACCGTAACCCAACAAGAGACTGGTGGGGATTGCGTCTCACGCCTTGTTCTGCGTTGGGAGGATCTACCTCTCATCGTGGACGAAACCGAACACAATGGCGAATGGTCTCGCAAAGTGGAGCGCGTGGAGACGGTCGGAAGCCTCTTGGAGATTTGGGACATTAACGATGAATCGGATCATTCCGCAATGGCTCAAGTCCTTCGATACCTTCGTGAGTATTTTCAGCAGAACGCTGAGTCCATCCACCCCGAATCGAAGCCATAAAACTATGCAAAACCAAAACGACACCCCGAAGCCTGACACCGCCGAACAACCTAGCCCCGAGGGGTTGGATGATACGGCTTGTTCTGCCTTCTTGATTTTGTGGCATGGCGTGGACGAATGGGAATGGATTAAAGGCGATCTGTGCCACGCTCACGAAGAGGCCACGATTGATCGCAGTCATCTCAATTACGGGAGGAAGGGGTATTCAATCATTCCGTGTCCGAGCCGCCCAGTAGCTTTGCAACAAACACCCGAAGATGCGCTGTTGGATTCTATTTTCGGGCAGAACAGCCAAGCTGACCAGCCGTAGGTCTGATCCAGCGACCTGTTCGAAAATTAATAAATCAATAAAAATGAAAATAAAACAATATGATGGAGAACTTTATGCCTCCGCAGAACCCAATGATTCTTTTTCCTCTTTTGGCGGCGAATATTGGGACGGGGAATATAAATTTGAAGATTACGGTCTTGATTTTGGGGTCATTTCAATCGACAATCTTTCTCCCAAACAATACAAAAGATTAGCGGTAGAAATGGTTAATCATCTTTTGACCAATGGCTATAGTTTCGAAATAGCAGACTCTAAAGATGGGAATGGAAAATATTTAAGAGAGAAGTTATGAAGATTCCGAATAAGAAAAAGAACAAGCGAAAATCAGTGGCATTTCGTAAAAAGAGCGTTTGCTGCAATTGTAAAGGTTTGTCGTATCATGGACATTTCGTGTCTCCTTCTTTGGGGGAATCTGGGTTTTTTATTTGTGATAAGAAAGAGCTTGACTGATTCTCTGTTTTAACTACAATTTGGCCATGCAAAGAGAAATTGAATTCAGGGTTTGGGTTAAATCAATCAACGCCTATCTAAAAAGTTACGAAAACGCTGATGCGATTGGAATTCGTTGCGTTGGAATTCTTAATTCCCTTTGTCGCAATCCTAATTTAGAGGCGAGTGATTGTGTTTTTCAACAATATACTGGTCTAAAGGATAAAAATGGAAATAAAATTTTCGAAGGAGACTTTTTAAAATGTTCGTGGAATCCTGCCGCGAACACTTATTCTGTTGGGCAGGTAGTATTTTTTGAGGGATCTTTTTGCTTGTCTAAAGGTCTGAATGTTGGAAGTCCTGAAATTTGTCCCTACGATCTTTGGGAATTCAATCATGCTCCAACAAGACCTTATTTTTGGAAAAGATACGAAATTATCGGCAATTTTTTTGAAAATTCAGGATATATTGGAATAACTTATATTGCGGAAATAAAAAAACTAAAACAATGAGCGGCACGACAGAACAGCTTCAAATCCGAAAGCTTCAAGAATTAGTATTCAATCGTGTGATTGCTGATGCCGAACGACAAGGATCTGGCGCGGCGGGCGCTAGACTCCGAATAAACCAACAAGGCAGCCCCCGCCGTTGCCAGCATCCACTTGTTAGCCATCTTTGAATTATGAATACTCCAACCGAAAAAGCGGCATTCATCGCCGCGCAAACGCAAATGATGATCGCAGAACGCGACGTAATGATTGCGGAAAATATCGAGCGGGAACGGCAATGCCACGCCCCCGCTAATGGCCCAGAACAGTGGGAGGAAATGCGCCAACGCTGGGAGCATGTCCTTGGATATAACGCGCTCATCGCATTTTTCCGAGGCTAACGTAAAAGTGATGGCAGCCCAACTAGCGGGTGTCGATGCGAAAACGGGGGGTAAAACCATGAAGCCATGCAAGACTCCGCCGACAAATGGGCTAGTGGGGATTGCCATGCACGTCTTGTTGTGCTTCTTCATTTCTTTGTGGCGGCGACTATCTGGGAACAAAGGGAAGTCAGATTCTCCTTCGTCTCCCGAAGATGAGTGGAAACGTCGGAAAGGGTCGGGCTGGGGCTGGTCGATATATGACCAGCGGTGGAGACGGTAATATTGGCCACTAATACCTTGAAGGCTATATGATCCAACTGAAATCGCTCCCAATTCAGACTCTTGATCGTCTCAGTGGGGAGGTCGTCAACACAGGCGGAAACTCTCGCCCCAAGTGTCGTTCCATCCATTGGGAAGTTCCCGAGTCCCTTTAGGTCGGTATAGCCAAGAGCAATATCAATCAAATCCACATTAAGCCTTATAGACTCCAACAAAGAAACAATCCGTCTCTTCCTGCGAAGAGCTTCGGACTTGATAATTGGTTGCGCGGAGAAGATATTTCTTGACTTTCTTTCTGAAAAGGATAAATTTTGCGTATGAACTTATTCTTGCTTGCGTCCGATCCTAGAGAATGCGCAAAATTCCACTGTGACAAACACATCGTTAAGATGCCCACAGAAAGTTTTCAAATGATGGTTTCTGCTTTAATTCGTCGCGGAGTGGACAATCAAAAGCTTCCATTTACAAAATCAGGGTCTGCGCCAGCAGAATCCCATAAAAATCATCCAGTAACTAAATGGTTTGGGGACTCTTACTTTAATTTTATGCAGGGTGCGGAAATTGGTATCGCTCTATGCAAAGAATACACAAAAAGATATAATAAAATTCATTTTTGTGAAGCTGGAATTTATAAAATGCGGGATCAAGCGAAATCGTTAGCGCCAGACTTCTTGCCATCCACCCTTCATGGAATGACAGCATACGCAGTTGCCATTAATCCAGATTGCGAATGCCGCAAGCTTCCATTTTTTGAATATCTCCATCCTATTGACAAATATAGAATGTATTATATATTCGATAAAAAAGACATAGCAACTTGGAAATTCACAGAAAAACCTTATTGGTATAGCCAAGATTATGTTGATTGGATGAATAAACTTTATACAATTTAGACAAGAACATCAGGGCTAATTTATTATTTTTTCGACAAATATAAGATTGACATGGCTGATTATTAAACTAATATACACACATGAACAAAAAACAAATGATCGAAGAAGCTCTTGGGCGAATCATGAATATTCGTGAAATGATTGAAGCCTTTGGGGCGGTTAAATCTTATTTGACTAATCATGGGAGAGATAAAGTTGACTGTGGTTCAATTTATGAGGAGCTTTTTCGGCGTGAATTGGACGAATGGCGAGGACTCCTAATGTGGGGGCTAGTTGCCGACAGCAACACACAAGATAGGTTAAAAAAGGCGGCATACGCCAGATTCCTTTCTCAAAAAATGTGTGTTCGCAAGTGGATGTTTAATGACGGAGAACCCGCCAGATGGTTGACTGCCACCGAAGAAGAGTTTCGCAAAATGATAAAAGAAGAGTTTGTCGATAAATAAAACATTAAGATGAAAAAAGGATTCGCACTTGTAGAATTTTTAGTAGCTATAACTATTGGAGTGGTTGTTTTGAGTATGATTTTTTCCTTAACAAAGGGACTAAGAAGTCCTGATAAATCAATGTATTTTTGGCCCGAACGAGCAAGCGCAATTCAACAAAAAAGAATGGCAGATCAACTTGAAAGACAAAATGACCTAATGGAAGAACAGATGCGCCAAAAAAGAAATGCAGAAATTGCATTGACAAAGACCGATACTTAATCAAGAATCTCCTCAACAAGACAACTAATAAAAACATGACTACAGTAATTAAAAAGTATATCAGAGAAATTAATACTCGCAAACCAATCGGCGTTGCTGTTCTCGTAAGGGACGGCAAAGACAATTTGCTTGGATATTCTCTCTGTAACCCAAAAGACCAGTTCGACAAGAAGCTCGGCTACAATATTGCTCTTGCGCGGGCAACTCACCCTAAGCTTGTGAATGATGAAGTTTTTGCTCCCTCGGTCCCTGAACGTGCCGAAGTAGTTCGCGAACATTTCGAGTATCTTGAAGATCGTGCAGAACGATACTTTAAATCTTAAAAATTTTAGCTAACGGCAAAACTGTCTTGAGTTTTTGGCGAATAACACGGAAAAACCCAGCATACAATGACGCAGGGAAGCATGGTCCGTAGTCTCTAAATAGATAAATTAGGTAGAAAAGCGCCAATGCCGTTGGCTAATTAAATTATTATAAATACATATATGACCATTTCAGAAGCAACAGATATTCTTTTTCAACGAGGCATTAAAGTCCTTAAGCTTAATAAAAATAAGTATGCCGTTTCTTATGTAAATGGACAACCGTGGGAAAATTATTATGCTAGATACTCTTCCCGTTACAAACGGGACGGAGTAAACGAATGGACAGGCAGGGAAATCATTAAACTTGCTCGCGCCTATACTGATTCCAGTCAGCAAACATCCATGAGGAAAAACGTTAAAAAGTTTTCGAACGATAAAGATCGGGCTGCGACGAGGGACGCAATCAAAAAAGAAGACTTTGATAAAATTCCCTCTAACAAAAGGACAAAGGAAGAAGACAGATGGTGTTGGGACTAAGCGACTTATGAATTATTTAACTACAGCAAAGCTTAAGTCTAAAATAGAAAACGAATATCGGTATTTCGTAGACGAAAAATCTATTTGTATTTCTGTTAAATATTTTGAAATTATTTTTACTTATAAATACGGAGGATTTTTGGACGATTGGACAAAATGGTTTGATGGTGATAATTTACATCTTAAAAGTATTGGAGGGTTTGAATATATTTTTCCATTCCTGCGTTTTTATGTTGACGATCACGATAAAATTCATTAATCTACGCACATGAACCGCTTCGGCTACAAAGTCAGATACTATTGGGGGAAGGTCGTTAATTTCTTCGGCCTATGCCCCCGTTGTTGGAGTTCTATTAACTATACATCCACTGGCAGACCTCTCTGCCCAAACTGCAAAAAAAGATGATCACTTGTTTTATTATTATCGGGGGCGTTTTTACGCTTTTCTGCCTATACACTGTTTTCTTTAAACTAAAGAAATGAAACTAATCCTCAAGCATCATTGGTGCGTTCCATACGAAGCAGATGGTGATACGCTTATCCCTTTCGAATACTCTTCTAAAGAACAAGCTTTTGTCGATTTCTTTGAAGCAAAAGAAAAAGCTTTATCAGAAGAAAATTATAGTTTTGAGTTTTTAGATCAAAAATGGAGTTCTTATGAAGATTTGGAGCATGATGTTGATTTTTATGAACTAAATGAGTGGTTTGATCGTTTTAAGGTTGACAACTCAGCCAATAAAGCCTAACTTTCGCCCATGCACTTCATTCATCAAAACTTGGGGCCAGTAGAAACCACAGAAGCTTGTGTGTGGATGCAATCATTAAACCCCGATCCTTCTTCTCTGTTCGTAGAACATGACGGAGATATTATCGAAGTAACGAAAGCACTTTGTAAAAAAGCATATTTTCGTTGGAGCTTGAGGAAAGCAAATGGTGAAAAAACTATTTATTCTTCCAATATTAACCAACGAGTAACCGCAGATCATGTCCGCTCAAGTCCATCAGTAATCGCATGGGCAGAAGGGAAAAGTTATAGCATTGGCCCCGTAAGAAACTAACAAAATGTTCACTACAGAAAACGCAACCCACGCCGAAGCAGTTCGTCTCTTGAATGATAGAGACGCTAAAATGAATGACCTCTACAACACAATCGGCGCTCACCAAAATGCCGATTATCTGCAAAAGATTCTTCTTTTTAATATTTATAAATCAGCTATAGAAGGAGAAATTTCGCAACGGATCTCTATAAACCCATTCTCAATTCCAGAAGTCAAAGAAATCGGCAAATATTTAAACTTATATTAATATGAAAAAACTACGCTACTATTCCTTCCCAGACGACAATTTCGCTGGCACCTATGTTAAAGCGGAAGATTACGAGCATCTAGAAGATCAGCTTGAATCAGAAAAAAAACAAAAAGATTTTTATATCTCCACCATTAGGAAACACGCTAGGGCAGCAGATATTTTTCAATGCGGCGGAAAATATGCTAAAGAGGCAGAACTTAATATTGGCGATTCTTGCGTGGTAGAAGGAATCAAATGGATGGATTCGGAGATTGAGCTATTGAAAATAGCAAACCAAGGCTGGCAAAATAAATGGGAATGCGCTGTAGAAATGGCGGCAAAAGCCGAAAACGAAAGAGACGAGGCTTTAAAATTACGCAATTTGTGGCATAAAAAATGGCAAGAAGTAACAGGCGATCTTATGGTTCATATCGAAGAAGTAAAGAATTATCTTGACAATGTAGGCTATAGAGCAAATACTACTCGCGAGCCATCGCCCCCTTGTTCATCCTCTTCCGAATCACCAACCAAACACTGAAAACATGAAAATAATTGGCATCATCACCACCATCCTAGTCACCCTGATCGTCTCGCCAATCTGGCGCGGATACGCACTGAGCAAGCTCTGGCTCTGGTTCATTGTCTCCACGTTCGGGGCGGCACCGCTGGGCATCGCTCAATCAATAGGGCTGGCACTGGTAGTCTCGTTCCTGACGCACCAATACGACAGCTACGAGGACAAGGAGAAATCCGCAACGGAGCGAATGGTTACGGGCGTAGTGACCGCGTTCTTATCGCCAGCGATGGCACTGCTCATCGGGTGGATCGTCAAAGGATTCCTTGGATAAACAGCAGTAACTAGTTTATTTATTTTGGTCGCTGAAAACTTATAATATGAAAAAGCTAGAAAAGTATTACAAAAACGGCTATGATTTCACCCTTATTCATCGCGAAGAAGATTTAGCAATTGCTCTTGGCAAAAGCCGATTGACTGGTCGGGACAATTGGGAGGTCATCAAAGTTCAATCTCACAATGGAATCCAAATGGGCGAAAATTGGGTGGAAGCTTGCGAATACAATCCCAGCAATAAAAAGTGGGGAATCCAAGGCTGGACTGCAATGAATGAAAAAGAAGCGTGGAAAATCTTTAATAACAAAAACCCAAACGCAGTATCTTGATTGCCGCTCAATAAAAACACAAACAAAAATACAAACACTATGAATAAAAATACAATGCGCAGTCGTAAATTAGGATTCTGTTCCCTCTACGACATGCAGAACAACGGCAACAAAATCTTCAAAGGTTTATGCTGCGATACGGCATGGAATAACTCAAAGAGCAACAAGACCAGCAAAAAGGTCTACAAGAAACAAAACAATGACTAAAATGCAAAAAGCTTGGTATAATTGGGGTGTTTCTGACGCCTTAGCTTATCCGCAAGATCATCCCGAACAACTTTTTCAAGAAGCTTGGAGTGTTTTCTTGACAGATGCCCAAGAAGGACATACAACTTGGTCAGAGATAATCGAGCTTTTTCCCTCTTATAAAAAAGGAATTCTAAAAACTACAAAATATTATGAAAATTGGTGACAAATTAAAGTGTATTGATGACAGGAACTCTAATTGTCTTAATGCCACAAACGATTACGAGATAGTTACTGTAAATATTCACGACAATATTCAAGTCAAAGAACTTGATTATCCATACACTATATTGGCTCATTTTTATAAGCCAGAAAGATTCATGTTGGTAGAAGAAAATCCAGCTATCTTGTCAATGGCTCTTGCCTCTGTTTTTAGTCTTATTATTATAATTGTAAGTTTAGTCCCTTTAATTATTAGAAATTTGTAAAAAAATGAGGCGAAAGAAATTTTCAAACTTTGGTCGGAAGTTGTTGACAAGTGATAAAATCCGCCTAAGATAAGGGCATGTCAGACGAAAACGAAGAGCAAGAAGAAGTCCCAAATAACATTATCCAATTCCCCTTTAAGGTTTCTTTTGAATGTCCTGATTGTCGGGGAAGCGGACTTGTCACAGCTTTTGCTGGCCGAGTTCAAGGGCAACACAAATGCCCAAGATGTGATGGGTCTGGAAAAATTGGATCAAAATAAACAAAAAATATGAGTAAATTTAAAATAGGAGATAAGGTTGAGTGTGTTGATGTTGATACTTTTGGATATGAATATATTTCATTAGGAAGTATTTACGAAATTAAAGACATCGACAGCGGCTACATCTTTATTAAAAATGGCAATACGCACGACTGTTGGTATAAATCTCAATGTTTTAAATTAGAAGAAAAAAAACCAATGAATATACAAGAGCAAATCCTAAACGCCCAAAAGTATTTGGGCAAGACTGGTCTTAGAAATAAAGAGGGAAGGGTTTTAACTTTTATTCCGTCTTCTGTTGAGATTGTATATGAGCAATCAATCTTAACCTCTGATTGTGTTGACAACTACTTATCTAAAAATGATTTTTGTATTGTTTTAAGAAATGGGATTCAAAGCTATCCCGTAGAATGGGTTTCTTTTCCTGTCGAAGCGATAGTCGTCCTTAATGCTTCATGCAGCGCAATCGTAACTAAAGAAACTATTAAGATCGATTGCCAAGTCTTCCCTATTGACATTCTGGATAAATTGGTCGCAGCACGAAAGGAATTGGCGTAAGAAAATAAAAATATGGCAGATCAAGATTTACAACATCAGGTTTTTGAATACATAAAACAAACGGCAGAAAAGATTGGAGATTTTGCTTCAAAAGAAATCCCTCCTTTTATTAATGAGTTTCTACAATGGAAATTTATTGAGGCGGGTATTTATTCGGGATGCTGGGCTTTGATTTTTCTGATATGTTTTGTAGCTGGAATTTTTGTAATAAAATGGAAAAAACAAATCGGTAGAGCTTTCTCAAATACAGATGGAATTACTATTTTCTTTTTCTTTTTCTGGTTGTCCTTTTGTATTATTTTAATAGCGACTTTTGTTCCTGTTTTTCTTTCAAATATCCTTACAATGGTCCAGATCCATGTTGCCCCAAAAGTCTATCTTATTGAACAGGCGGCAAATTATCTGAAATAAAAATATGAAAGAAAAACTAGAAAAACAAAATTTTAACATTGGAATCTGCGAAAGTGGAGTTCATTGTTATTACAATGAAGAGCAAACTTATTTTTACCTGCGAAAAGATGGGACACTTAAAAAGTATTATGATGGCGACTTTTTCCCTAATTTCACAGAGGCGGCAAAATTCCTCGACGAATGGCTGGCGAAAGAATTTCGACCAAAGGTAAGCAGGAAAGAGGTTGCTAATTATTTTGACGTTAGTATTGATTTTGAATTGATCGATTAATCTCTTATGGAATACCTGAAAAACATACCATTAGAAGACCTTAAAAAAGATTACTCAACTCGCCTTGGGTTTGTCTTTAGAGGTCCAACGAAATCGTCTGATAAGGCTATTGAGCACCTGTGCAATATTCTTATTCATCATAACATAACAAAAGAGTTTCCAGAATTCGTCACAAGGATTGATGATTTGAATGTGGCTTTTGTTTATAAAGATGATTTCGATTGCCCCCCATTTTTCCAACATGCCCAAATTGCGATGCGAATGGGGGTTTGCCAAATTTTTTCACTTTTTAATTATTTAAATGCGGAGAAGAAAACAGGAGAAAAACCTTGACAAAAGTTCTAAATAAACCATAATACGCACATGAAAGTTAAATGTATCAACGCAGGAGCAACACCAGTAGGAGAAAAACTCACACTTGGGAAAGAATATGAAGTTCTTGGTTCCTGTGAGTCTTCCTATATTATTGAAAACGAGTATGGTCATAGACTTGGCTATATGAAAAGCCGTTTCGTAGAAATCAAATCCCTTGAAGAGCAATTAGAAGAAGCAAAAGCTTTGGTTGAAGATCTTGAAGAGCAGATAGAAAACAATAAGATCAAAATAGGAGACAAGTATAAGCATAGATGCGGAAACATCTATATGATCACTACCATGGGAACTGGATGGTATATTCCCGTTTGCATTAAGGGCGATTCTATGGGATATACTTATGGAGTGACTACTTTTGAGAGTCCAGAGGATTGTTTTGGCGGCAATGAAGAGTTTTTCACGAAGGTTGACTAAAAGTGTAATGTAAATAAATATGGGGCTATTGGTGTAATGATAGCACAAGGGCCTTCTAAACCCTTGGAGAAGGTTGAATTCCTTCATGGCCCACCAAATTTCAAATAAAAAGGCTCGTTAGCTCAGTGGATTAGAGCAAGAAGTTTCTACCTTCTAGGTCGGGGATTCGAATTCCTCACGGGTCGCCAAATTTCAAATAAAATGGCCGTATGGGGAAATTGGTAAACCCATCTGATTTAAGCTCAGACGCGCAAGCTTGAGAGTTCGAGTCTCTCTGCGGCTACCATTTTAAAATAAAAAAAACAGGGATGTGCGCTGA